GTTTCCCAGTCACGATCGAGGAGGTCGCAATGGCCAAGACCAAAAAGCCGAGATTGCCTGAAAAGAAAAATGTCAAACTCCCAGCCCTCCTGGTCAACAAAATCAACACGATTGCCAAGGGAACCGGGACGACCGTGGAAAAGTTGACTACCAAAATTCTTGAAGCTCCGGTAGAAACAATGTTTATCGATTACGTTCGACAGTTAGGAGAAGCAAATGCCGACTAAAGAAGTGGTGGCCGCCCCGGACATCTCGAAAGAGTCTCTGAAGGTGTGCAAGAAACTCCGCCAACTCCTCAAGCAGTCCAAGTGGACGTATGCGGAACTGGCAAAGAAAACCGGGATTCCACGGACAACCGTGAGACGGATTGATGAAGTGGGAACCGAATTGAAGTACAAGCAGTTGCTGGCGTATGCGAAAGCCTACAATCTCTCGCTGGCCGAACTGTGCGAGGAAAAGCCCAAAAAAAACAAAAAATAGCCTGTTTTGGGGTGTCCATCCGTGGACACCCATGCTATACTTTGGGTATGAGTTTACACGATTTTAAGTTTTCTAGATTTGGAGTGAGACATGAGCAAGCGAAGTTATCAAGTCATCGAACACGTCAACGACAGCCAAGTCATCCTGGTCATCACCGACCAACGCGGAGCCGACCGCAAGTACCGTGTCACCTACAAGAATGGCCTTTACTTCTTCGACGGTGGCCAAGACCATCAGTACACCGCGTGCAAAAGTGGTTGCAAATGCAAAGGTTACAAATACCACGGCCACTGCAAACACGTCGACCTCATCAACCACTGGAGCCAACGCCAAACCGACAAATGCCGCGTGCAACTGAAGCATGACCCCATCACCAATGACGGACAGTGGGTGATCGTCGAGTCCACCGACTCCGACCTCAAAGGCTTGATCGTCGGCCACACCCATGAGCAAGCCACCCAACGGCTGAGCGAGTTGGACGAAGAACGCCAAGCCAATGGCCAACCACGTCTACGGGCTTACATCACCGCGAGCCAGAAGTATTACAACGCACAGTAGAAATGAAAAACCCGGAGCGGTTACGGCTAATCGCTCCGGGTGACGCGTGTGAGGCCACTTTCCAAGTGACAAACTACCATCCTAACCAATCGTCAAGGGGATTTTCAAACATGCTCATCAACATTCTGCTAGCTCTGTCTTGGGGTTTTGCCGTTCCGGTCGTAGCTCTGATGGCGATGGAGTTCGTCAGCTACTTGGTGCAAGAGAAGTGCTAAAAAAGCGAGGCTGCTGGTCACGGAAGATTACCCAACAGCCTCGGCGATTACGGCCAGCTGTGGAATGCTGGCACAACCCATAAGTGTTCTACCATCTTGGCCCGAATTTGGCAACAGCCCATCGGAGCCAGCCTGCATGTCGTTTGCTACATCCCCCAGCCAAACACCCCCAATAAAACATCTCGTGAACTAGCTCTGGTGGGTGTTTCTGCTCAATACACAAGACGTCGTGAACCACGCTCGCGAGCCGATACCGACCGACAAATGGTGGCCCAACGAACCGCCAGAAAAACCGAGGGATGGACGCACCGTTCACGATGGAGCCAGCTGGCGCGACGAATCGCATGTTCCCAGCTGCGTTTGTGAACGTCAAGTCCGACACAACCCTCATGTCGCGGTCGGGAGTCGTCCCGTCGTGAATCCAATCAAACCGCATGTATCCCTCGAATTTTCCGTAGGCTCCCCCGTAGTGAGAGACCACGCGAAACGTCGGTTGGATGATGTTGTTATCGTTCATAGCTAAGTGCATTCTGTTCTCACGGAACAAAGAAAGTTACGGTCATATCGGGCTATTTGCAGCACCGTTGAAAAAGCCGACGCAATGGAGCGCCACCTCCTCTCTGAAAGAATCCGCCAGACGTCGCTGGCTGAGAGGTGGAAATTTGGTATTGCTGGTATCCAGGCTGAGCCTGTTGCGTGCCACCACACCCCATCGATGGAGCGGCGTTCATCACGGGAGCGGTGTTCATCATCTGGCCACCGCCACCGCAACCGTTGCTCGTCATCACCGGAGCGGCTGCATAGCCCACTTGTTGCACCGGGACAGAGGAGTGCATCGGCCTCGCATATTGAACCGGCTGAGCATATTGAACCGGCTGCGAGATTGTCATTGGCTGAGCGTAGGGAATGACTTGCGTGTACGTCTGAGCCGGAATGCTATAGCTCGTGGTCTGCGCGATCGGCTGATTGAATCCACTTGGGTAGTGAATTACTGGTTGGCTGACATGGTATGGCATCGCTTGATACATCGCGACTGGTGGAGAAACCGTATATTCGCTGGCCACCACGGTCGAACACGGACAATTGACACATTGGCACTGGCCAGCGGGACAGGTACAGACTCCCGTTGTGGCACACTGGCAGATCGCTTTGGCTTGCGGTTTTGGTTCGCGGCGGGCTTCGGTCGTGTCGCGTGCCGCTTCTTGGTTGAGGGTTTTTGCGTAGGCCGCCATCACGTCCGCATCGACTTGCGGTTGTTCGGATTGTTTGGCTATCTGATAGAGGACTTGAACGTCCGCGTCCACTTCTTGGCCGATGGCCAGTTTCGGAATCAGGACGATGAGTAGAGAAAGAAACACGTATCGCATGGTAGTCTCCTAGTGTGAAAAAGAAGGTCGCGTTTTTCTCTCACGCGACCTTCAAGACCTGCATGAAAAAGGTCTGCTAGCTTCCAAACAGCATCAAAATAATCGGTAGGAATTTGAGGAATCCAAGCCCCATTCCTTTCGCTTCTCCAAAGAGTCGGCGTTTACATTCTTTTTCACATTCTTCATCGGAGCAACCGGACTCTTTTAGCTCGGCCATGATTTCGTCTCGGCGTTTCCGCCAGCGGTCAGAACCTTTGACTTCCGCTTCCAAATGCTGCGCGACTCGGTCACAGTCACAATTCTGGATGGCTTCGCACAGCGCTGGGCTAGTGGTAGTCATCTGAATTGTTTCTTTCAGTGGCGCTTCGTCGCATGGAAAGAATTTGTTTTTCACCCAGCATTTCACTTCGTCCGCTGCGTCGTCCACAAATTTTTCAAACGCAACTTTCGCTTCGCCCGCTTTGTGTTTCCACAAGTATTCCAGGACGGAGCCGAACAGTCGTTCGCCGATTTGGTCTTGAATCGATTCTGTCAGTGGCATGGATTCTCCTAAAAAGAGTAGTCTAAGTAACTCAACACATGATTTCCGGGGTAGCCGCGATGGTGGGCTATCGAAAAGCATTCGTTCTGTCTAATCATATACTCTGCCACGTCCTCTGTACACCAAAACGCGCCAGGACACAGTCCGCATTTTGATCGTCCGTGTGCATCTGGCCCCCAATTGTTAAGGATTGCCAAAAGCCGCTTGCGCAGGGTCGGGTGTTCCCAATACCCAATGAACCCCATTTGGTGCTGCCAGACACCCCTGGGAGCCAACAACAACAGACCATCGTTTTGATTGTTGGTCATCTCAAAACCACGGTTTGACGCGATAGTACACGCGCAACCCTTCAGTAATGAGTGACAGAGGTCGTCGACCGAAGTCATTTTGTTGGCCGAGCCGAACAAGTGCTTCTTGCCCAGTTCGATAGCGTCTGGCCGTTCCTTCTTCGTTCGGCCTCCATGTGACCACCAAAGTTCCTCCTTGCGCCCATACGTCCATCCGCCACGCTGTTTGTACCAACGCGGCATTGGGACAGACTTGTCGTCGACAGCGTACATGCCATACTCGGTCATCGCACGGGCTTGGACAGAACCGAAGCTGCCCTCCCCCTCTCCCTTCATGCCGCCGAGGAATCGGCCAATCCCATAGGGCATGAGGAGGGACAGAATTTTTGGCACGTCGATGTCACCGTGCATGATGTGTTCCATAGCGCCTGACAGCGTCCCCATCTGTCCGCCGCCGTAGCCCACACACGCACCCGTGATTTGGAGCCAGACTTCGTAAATCGACCCCATAAATTTTTCCCAAACATCAGTCAAAACCACCTTCGCCGGGGTTTTGTCCTTGATGCTGGGCGCGGTAAAAGACGCCATGTCCGCAATCATCTGGTAGTTGGCGTGGTTCTCCTCATCCGTGCGGTCAATCTCGTCCTTCCAACCGAAATTAATGAGCGTGTCACCGTTCCGGTCTTGCTTCGTCCCGATATTCTCAATCCATTTGTAATCGGAGGGTAGATGATACAGAAACATTTACTTTTGCACCGCCTTCAAAACAGTTGCGATTTCTTCAAAGGCTACTTTCCATGCCCCTTGGTCGCGTCCGTCCGAAGATAGTTTTTTCGTGAGCTTTGGTAGCTCGTCTTTGTCGGCTAGCGCTTTGAGATGCTTGCCGATTGTGCCGCGAAGGTTCTTTAGCTTCTCTCCCATGAGTCCCTCGCGGAGCTTGTCGAATTTCTTCATCAAACTTTGGACGGTTTTGTTGTCCTGGTAGTCGCTAGTGATGATTTCCTTCGCCGCGAGGATATAGAGTCCCTCCAATTTCTTGATGGCTTTGTCTTTCCCGTCGGTTTTCCACGCTTCGTAGAGCGTCTTTTCAAGCCCTTTCCGCTCCGGTTCTGGCCCAGGTTTTGGCCCCGGATCAGGAGGATTGGGGTTGGGTTTCGGTGGAACTGGTGGAGGCATGCCGCCGAAGTTGAGACGCACAAAACAACAGCCAGCTTTAATGACACGCTTGGTTTTCTTGTCCCGATGGATCGCGGTGGCTTGTACCAGGAAGCTGCCAGGGACGGTTGACATGAACGTCACCTTGCCTGGCAGCTTGGTGAGCTTCGGGCTGATGGTGGCCAAGCCCTCGTCCAGACGGACATAGACAATCATCGCTCCATCTTTGGTGGCCGAGGGTAGAGAAATCCAGTTCTCTCCGGGATTGGGTGAGATTGTCCGCGAGGTCGGACTAGGCGACGAGGATGGGTAATCGAATGTTAGCTCCTGGGTCGTGGCCGGGCTGTGGACGAGAAACAATATGATCAGTGATAATCGCCAATGATTCATTTTTTCTCCTGATTTGTTTTTTTTGAACCATCCACCATCCCTTGTGTTGACCCCGGAATTTCTGGGTTGTGTTGCCTCACGTTCGCATCGTGGTAGACGATCATATCCTTTACAGATCGCAATTCCTCCTTCACATCTTTCATTTCAGATCGGAAAGATTTTATCTCACCACCGATGTCTCTAAAGATTTCCTTAAACGCGTCCGACTGCTCTCGGAAGAAGTTGTGAGCTTGGGTCTGTTGGGACTGAAAAGCCGACGTCAAATCTCCAATGGCCTCTTTTAGAGAGCCTCTGAAGTCCTCTCGGCTTTCCCTCAGGGATTGCATGAACTCTTCGCGGATCTTGCTTTCAATCGTCGCGTGTTCCTTAGCTTTTCTGTTGTCGGATTCTTCTTTCTCCTTGGCTTTTTTGTCCTCCCTAGCAAGAGCCGCTTTTACTACCCAGACTATCAAGCCTAGCGAGCCCAACCCTGTAACCGCGCCAACTCCTCCAACAACTTCTGTCTGAGTAGTCGCGAACATTACCAACGATTCCTGAACCATTTCAGAAGCCCCTTAGCACGAGCCATCTGGAGCTTCACTTCGACCCCAGACGCGCCATGCTTGGAAAGATAACCCACTCCAATTTCGCCACATTGTTCAGCGATTCTTGGGTCAGAGTTGCCACTGCGTATAATCACAGGTTTGGTTTGGCCGACTACTCTTGCGAACTCTAAGACACCATCTTGTGAATCATCAGGGACACCCAAATCAAGGATGACAATGTCGACACAGTCGACATTGTCTTTCATCTCAGACAGCCTTTCCGCGACGAAAATTAGCTCCTGGTCTATTTCGTCAGAAACTGAAGAGAGAAAGAGAATCAAGTCCGGCCTACTATCCTCAAGTATACCAAATTTTATTTTGTCAAAAAACATTGAGTCATCTTCTTTTTACTGCACATTTACTTTTTTCTTATGACTGTATCCTCACAAACATCTTGAAGTCCTCAAAGCTGGCTTCCTGACCACTTGGCAGACCACCCCCGTTTTCCATCACTTGGATGTAATTCAGGCCGTCAACAAGTGTATCGATCGGAGTTTCTCCTCCGGTTGAACCGTAATGCAAATTAGTCCCTGCATGGCCGATTTGACACCATGTAGCAGTCGCCGAGTCGTTCACTCCGTAGCCAAGAGTTGCGGCAACGCCAGTCATTAATGAATTACCATCAATACAGCCATTCAGATGCACACTAATCGATTCGTCTCTCAGACTGATCCACTCCACGCGAGAGTTAGCCGTTGGTGTAACGCCATTGTTCCACACTTGCCACGAACTTCCGCCGTAAGTGTGGATCGAGTTGTCACCCACCCATATCGCGCGAGGACGTCGATTGCAGTCGTTTTCCAGCATCCATCGTTGAGAGGAAACTTCGTAGCCACCACTCGCGTCCGTGCGGATTCGACCACGAAAACGCTTGTGATTTTCGCCGCTCTTGACTCGAATCCCATCGACCAGAGCATAGCCAGTCGTGGACACTTCGAGAGTCAGCACACCGGCATTGTCGTAAAGGTAAACGTTGTAAAGCGTGTTGGCCGAAAGGCTCAGAGGCGCAAGCAGAAGTGTCACCCCGGACGCGTCGTACTCATGAACTTCCCAGTCATTCAGCGTTGTGTTGTAGAGTTTGACTTTGTTTCCGATGAAGGGGATGTCATACAAGGCATCAATCCCCACTCCTGGGTTGGTCACGGGGTCAACTGGGATCGGGTCGAATTCGTTAGGAGTAAGTCGACCCTCGCAAATATCTCCAGTTTGGGTCATCGACGTCTTGAGAGTGACCGCCGCACCTGCTGGAGCTTTTGCCGAGACTCCAAAATAGGTTTCGTCGAACTCAATCAGATTCCGATTAGTCAGAACAACCTGTGGCGTTCCGTCATCCTGGATCGTGAGATTGAACGTCCCGCCACCGACTAAAACATACACCCCACCAATGAACACGTATACGCTTCCGTTGTAGACAACGATGTCTCCGCCGCAACAAATGATGATTTCCCCAGCGGTGCTGTACTGGTAGACTCGGTTCGTATAGTCGTTCCAGGTCTGACGCATCACCCTGGTAGAAATCCCTCCCTCATTGTCTGACCAGCAGATGTCCGAGTGTCCCTCATGCGCGTAGGGAGCCAGGCACGACAGAACCATGTCGTGTCGGCCAAGCTGCCACGTCCACCAGTCGTAGGCTAGCTGGTCAGCCATCGCCAAGATTTCGGCGTTGTTGGTTGGTGTGGTGTCGGTAGCTAGGGTAAAATTGGCCACGGCAGTCGAATGGAAAATCTTTGCGTCTTGCGAGCCAGCAAAGTCGATGGGCAGGCCAGGTATCCGCGTGTAGTCGAGAGTGACCGTAACGACGTATTGTTCCCGTACCGGAACGCCAGCGGCAACCTTGGTGAACGCCACCAGCACCCGGCCAGGAAGAAGCGAATACAGATCGTGGTCTAACGAGTGCTGCATCATGGTAGCTTAAACTGCCCTCCCGCAATACGCCGAAAGGCTCTGTCCTGGCCGTCCTGGATAGCCTTCGAGTTGGTCGGAGTCATCGCGGTCACTGTGCCATTGCGGTCTCGGACGATGACTCGTCCTGTTGACCTGGCCACGAGGTCAAGAAGTGGTGGGAGCCAGTCGAACTGGAAGCTGAGAGCTGTTGACGGAATTCCATAATTTCCGCCAACTCCCCCCGTGACAATTGGAGTCCCAAGCGCCTCTCCAATTCGTTCATAGAGCGTATCCCAAGTCCAGGATGCCGGGTCGACCGAAAACGTGGAGTCCACCTTCCACCACCGATAACGGTCGTCCACAAGTGACAGCAGATAGAGGTCTTCTCCTGCCGCATCTGTCTGGAAAAGTGGCCTCGCCGGTAACGCCCACATCTGCGCAGAAATCGTCGTCGTCTCGTCATAGAGCCTTAACTCCTGGGTTTGGTGCGGGTTGTTTATCTTCAGTCGGAGCTGTGCCAAGTCGTTCTCTCGCATCAGCACATGACACGAAGCCCACTGACTCGCGCTAATCGGCCAGCGTAGTTCACCGAGCTTGATCGGCTGCCAAGGAATGAAACCATCAAACGCCCACAAGGGACTATGATGTTCAAACTGGTAGATGTCGCTGGGAGGGATCAGACGTGAAATACGCTCGGCCAATGGAGCGGGAGCCGGGTAGGTTGGGAGTCCACCGAATGTAATCATTAGCCCGTCCACAAACAGTAGGAACGCCCGATCGGACGTGGAATTTCGTGAACTGCCGTAAACACCAATTGTGTTACGCCCCAGAAGTGATGCTCTTTGGTCGGGCTAGCCCGGAAGAAACCACCCTCCAGGTAAAGCGGTTCGATTGTCAACACATTGTCGGCTAAATCTACTGGCAGGTATCCGTCCAGTGCATCGGCCACCAGGAGCCGGAGTGTGTCCAGGTTCCCTGTCAACAGTGGTTTCCGGTCGTGCTGGTCTAGCTCGTTCCTGTGCCGACAGCGAACGAAGATTTCTTGGGAAATCTTGGTGGCGTAGGCTCCACCGCCAGGAGAGAGTCTGCGGAAATTGTTCGGAGTGATGATGACGTCCCTGTCCCCCATGACCTCGAACGGTTCTCCCGTTGAGTGCGTAGTCTGGCTGTACCTAGCTCCGGGAATCGTGATCCCAACCAGATCACCAGGTATCTCCGCTACATCGATCAACCGAAACCGCATCTGATGCAGAATCGGTTCTAGGGGGACAGGAATTTGGTTCATTACACCACTAGGGTTGCGTCATTGATGGTCGGAGCCAAAGCGGACGGAAGCTGTACGCCCCAAGTCGTCATGGGGTAAATTCTTTGGAACATGTCCTGGAAGATTCCCGCACGGTCGTTCGTCACATCCAGGGTGAAGCTGTCCGCCAGGACGAACGGCGTTGTCCCTGGGAAGATGGCCAATTCTGGCCCCCCTGGGTACGCTTCAGTCGGCGTAACGAACGCCAGATCATCGACGAATGCCGCCCCACCAGTGGGAGCCGTTTCTGGCCGAAAGCGAATCGTAACGATTTCTGGCAAGACGCGAGGAGTGCGAAACCAGCCCGTGAACTGTGTGAACGTCCCCGCCACGATGGGAGCCAACAGAGCCGGTATCGAATTGGGAGCGCCCAGGTTATCGTTGATGACCGTATCCGTCCCGTCGACCATCTCGAAACGCAACTCCCCTGCTGTGAGTGCTGCCTCACGGTCTACCCAAAAACTCACGGCGTAGTTGGTCTCTGGCCGAATCAGGTTGATGCTATTCGTAACGGTAATGTCTCGCACTCGAAATTCGAGACTGGCCGTTGTCCCGTCGATGAACTTTGCGGAGCTGGTTGAGTGGACTCCAGTTTTCACCGTGGTCTCTTGGACGATGTCCGTACCCGCCACGCCGTTGTTGATCGTCCATCCGGTAAACAGATTCGTTGTCGCGTTGAACGAATCGAAACCCGTGTTGGACAGAACCGTCGAGCTGGAAAAAATACTTGTCGAAACCGTTGCGGTTGCACCCGAACCAGATGGATAGTTGAACGAAAGCGAGTTGGCCGCTTCGTTTTGCTCTCCCCGCAAGGTGAACACTTCTGAGCGAACTGCGGTTTGGCTTGACGCATGATCTCTGGTGCAAGTGATTTCAATCGTTTCTGCCCGTGCCTGCTCGCTCACCAGGCCGTCACCTCGCGTGAGTGTGGCCAGGATTGTTCCGGTTCCGGTGTTACCCGCTCCGACATTCGGCGTTACTGTGCAAGTGCTGCGCTGAACCGTGGCTCCGACTTCAATCATGTCCGCGATGAACTGACGCACCGCCGTTTCTTCCTGGTTGTCGGGCAGGAGCTGATCTTGGTTCAGCTCTCCCACCAGGTCGGTTTTAATCATGTTCGTGATCGCCACGGCTTGGCTTGTTACCGTCTGCTTGATTCCCGCGAACACCGCGTGGACATCCTCTATCCGTCCCTTGTCCTGGATTGCGTATTCGTCGTGAATCCGCTCTTCCATATCTCCGAGTGAACGGAGCCCGCCAGCTGCGGTCAAGTCACCTGCTTGAGCGAACTCCTGAATCGACAGAACGCCCCGCCAGAATTTGCCGAGACGCGTAAGAACGTTGGTTGGGTTGACAGCCATTTAGATAATTCCTCCACCGAGTGGCCCAGTATTTCCAGATTTTGTGTTGGTTAGTCCTGGCTGACCAGTCGGCCCCCCAGACATGTCCTGGTCATCATAGTACAATTCTTCGTCCACCGTAAACTCCGGCGAGTTGCCGAACACGTACCGCTCTGGAGGCTGCCCCATCGCGAACACGTACTCCCCCGACACTTCCCATACCGGCGTTAGTCCGTTGGTGGTCGCTGACCGAGCAATAACCTTCTCTGTGAGCAACGTCTCTCCCGCCATCGGCTGCTTGGTCGGCAAGTCTGTGGGCTTGTTCCCGGCTTTGACGATCTTAAACAAGACTCGCCTTTGGCTGTAGCCCTCGTGAACTCGGCAAACCGGAGACGTTGCGCCGTCCACCGCTGGGAGCTGTACCCAGCCGTGATCGGTCATGTACTCCGTGTCAACAACGTATTCCCGGTAGTCTCCCTGACCACCTGGCATCTGATCAATAGGCATCAGAACAAGTCCACCCTACCATTGGGGTCAAGGATTTCCAGAAGGTCAACAGGCTTGCGTCGCTTGTATGGTTCTTCATACTTAGGCTTTTCGCAGTCCCCTTGCAAGTCCGGTTCGAGCAGGCTGAATCGGACATTGTCGTCAATCTGCCGAGCCGGTGTTGCGTCCTGTGCGTTGCCCAGCAGGTTCTCATTCTGGTCATAGATGGACGCACCATGTGTCGGATGGGCATCGTCCCGGTCGGTCGTCAAAGCAAACGTCAAGTTCTCCGCTCCGGTGTAGGCTCGGTTGATGTTCCCCTGGAGAACGCCATTGAGTGCGTCCCGCAAAAACTGTGAGTTGAACGCACGTGCCAAGAGGCCGGAAACCACCGAGACATGGAGCTCCACGTAATTCTCTGGAAGGTTGATTCGGAACTCGAACTTATGATTCGTGGTGTTCAGGTTCGTGAGTATCTGCCCAAGCCGGAGCCGAAACTCCGCAATCTGCCACGCGACGTCTTTCAAGTGTGCGATGTTCGTACCTGGCCGTCCCTCCACGCGAACATACATCGCCTTGTGAAAGATCGGCAACAGACTTTGGAACGCTCGTCCCGCCCAAGCCGCGAGAGTCTGTCCGCCTGATGCCGACAGTTGTGTCATGGTGCTACGGGTCGTGCGTGTGCGGGAAACCTGATTTCCTGTTTGGTCGATGGTCTCGGTCGTCGTGCTAGCTGGTGGGACGGTTCCGGTAGCGAGAATCGGAGCCACGGGGTCTGTGACCGAGTAACCACCTGTGTGCTGTACGTCGATGTTGACGATTCGGTTGGACTCCCAGGCCAGCTTGACCTGTTTCTCGGTCGCTACCCAACTGTAAGTAATGCCGTCCGCCTCTTGCACCACCTCCAGCTTGCCTTGGCGGAAACCAGGTATCGGAAGTTCGTTAATCAGGAAGTGTTTGAAATCGTCCGGGCTGAGTGCGTTCGTCCGTAGCCAAGCCGCATCGAAAACCGCACGTCCGGAGAAGACAGCGTACTGCCAGAAATTCTCCATCATGCCCCACATGCCCCGCCACTCGTAAGAGAGGAGCGGAGTATCGAAGATGGAGAACGTCCCGATCTGGTTTGTTACGCTCCGTCCGTTGCACTCGTTCTGCCAAGTCTTGATTGAAAAAACGACTTTCCAGCTCTTGTCGTTGAAGTTGTTCTGGACACTGTGGAGCGTTGGCAGTGGCCCGTTTTTCGCATCGCATGGCAAGTTATTGTCCGGGGTGTTGAACAGGACGTTCCCCGCTCGATCGACGACTCGAAAGAGTTTTCGTGGTTGGCTGAAATGGTGGCGGATAGCAGATTCGGTCTGTGCGGCCAAGTTCCCTGTGTTGCGTCCAGGATTGCCATTGACCTGGGCTGGTTGGGTGTAGCTGTGTGTCTCAGAGTTGTACACACACTCCAGTGTGAACGTCGTCTCGGTGTTGAGGTACGTACCGTGTTCATCGTAAATTTTCTCAGCCTGATAGCCAAGGATTCGCTTGAGTGCGAATTCAACCGCACCATAATCAACCCTCATTGATGCCTCCCGGAATTGGCCCGATGGTGTTCAGCTCCGGAGCGATGAATGCAGGCTCTCTAATCTCTTCCGATTGCGTCCGAATCGAATCGGTTAGCTTCCGTAGGAGGTTAGCCAGTTCGTCGTTGGACTCCATCTGCAAGCCCTGTGGTGAGGGGTTTAGGCTCACCTCTGGCGAAAGGTCGTAGTAGCTCCCTCCTGCCAGGGGTTGCGTAGGGACGTCCATCGTTTGTGATCGGTGCATCAGCTCAGTTGAAGAGGCTTCGAGCTGGGCTATCTGAGCCAGCTCTGCGTCCATCCCGAATAGCTGGATCGGGCTGAGTCCGTCTCCCCCTTCGTTGATAGTGTCCAGGGAGTAGGTGTAAAACTCCTCTGGCTCTAGTGGCTCGGACGTCATGTCGATGTCCGCCGTTGGAATGTCCTCATCTACCACCAGTTGGGTCGGTTCCGTCAATTTAACTTGTGTGGTCGGAGCCGACGGCTGCAACTGTGTGGTAGGGGACGACATGAGCTGGGTCACTTTAGGTAGATTCGCTTCAAGCGGATTGAGGCTGAAGTCCGGGAACACGTCCTCCGGCGCGAACAGCTCCCCCAACGAAACCAGGGGAGTGTTATGTCCGGTCTCCAACTGGATTTCCGGGATCATGTCCTCTTTCGCATCGGCGATGATTTCAGTGGCTTCAAGCAAGCCTTCGATTATCGGATGGTCGGGAATTGTGGATTCCTCTTTGCGTGAGCCTTAGCTCGCTTCTTGTTGGCTTCGTAGTGTGTGTAACCAGTGGTCTCCGGAATGATTTCCATTGAGTCAAACAGTCCCCAACCAAGCTGGCCAGTCGACTGTGCGATGCTGTTGCCGATGGCCGTCTGTAGTGCCTGGCGTTGCCAAATCCTCGGACACTGGAGCCAGAGGCCGTACTTGGTGTCCCAATCTAGCCCAAGAACGCCGCTTCCGTAGGTGCTGGCGAGGTCGGCATCGATTCGCGACTTTCTTTTTTTTTACGCAAGTAGGCCACGTATCGCGAGAGAATCGTGAGTACGTCCTGGTCGGTCAACCCGACGTCCAGCTCCGGATTGTAGAGCGGAACGCAGAAGGCTTTCGACGCGAGAGCAATCAGCTTGCCCGCCGCATTGAAAGCCAATAGCGGCTCGTCCGACTGAAGCTGGTTGACCGTTTCCTCGAACGTGTTCTCCAGCTCATACACAAAAATCCGGTACGCCCTGACAGGGTCGAACCGGACTGTGAGGCTATTCACCTCAGTAACAAAAATGCCGCGTTCGTCGATCATGCTGCTAGAAACTCAGCTAAAGAGGTCACTTGTAGTCCTGGCACAAACGGAGCCAGAGCCGACATGTCGTGATCGTACACCAAGTGGTTGAACGGATTCCCCTTGGACTGTGGCCCCTGGATGGAGTGAAACACAAGGTGTCTCTTGTTGACTTTCATCCCCACGCCGTGGACGTCCGGTCCTTCGACCCAAGTGTACGGGAATCTGTACCCGTCGGGCTGCCCGTTCTGTCCATACACTGGTTTCCCATTGTAGGTGAACAGGCAGTAGAAAATAAATGAGAGGTTCTCCGTAATCAGGAGCGAACCACGTTCCCCGAACACATCTAGACCAGGTACGCTGTTCAGGAAATATGGGCGGGCTTTGAGGTTCAGGATGATTTCCTCGTCCCGTTTGGTCATGTCGACCGAGACGTAAGCATGGCTCCCCTGCCAGATGATGTCGGACGGAATCTTCGAGCCGACGTCGTCGGACATGACAGGTTCCCATTCCGGTCGCTCCTCGATGTCCGGAGCGGTTTCGCCCCAACCAAGAAACGCTGGCTGTCCGTTGAGTTGCCCCTGGCGGAACTGAACGAACAGCATCACTGGCCCAGTGCTGTAGTGCTGAACAGGCATTTAACACTTTCTGCTTTCTCGTGCGTGATCCCCCAAAAGCCGATTGGCTCGAAAGACCGTCGCGCACGTCTCTTGTAAATCTTCGTAGTCCGTTTCGCCCAGGTCGATAAGTCCTGCGTCGACCGTTTCCTCGAATGCTAACACCTGATCTCCTGCCGCGAGACGTTCAAGAAAACCCATCGCACGTTCATAGTGGTACTCGTTGGGTGGTTCGCCGCCGTGTGGTCGTCGCTCTTGCAGCTTAGTGATTGCGAGCCACGCGGTCACGTCTTTTAACGTCTCGCCGGAGAGCGTGAGCGGAACTTGGTTTATCAGTTCTTCCAGCTGCTGAGGAGTGTAACGACACCCACGGACAGCCGAGGCTTGCACCATCCCGGAAGCCGACTTCAAAGCCCAAAGTAAGACTTCGTTAGTTGGCAGGTCAGCAGGAGGGACTGCGTTTTCGTCGTCGGCGCAATACCGAGCGATGGCACGAGCATCGAACCGCAACAGGAACTCCGCGGGGGTAATGTAACTCTGCGTTGTCGTGATGATTGTTGCCATTTATTCCTCAAATTTCCTGAGGTGAAACTATTTGCAAACCTGCCTCAGTGATTTCATGGCCAAGGTTGTAGTCTCCGATTACCCCTAGGTACTTGAACCGCAAAACTCCGCCTCCAAAACCCGCTTCGATGGTGGGCGTCTGCATGCGAATCCACCTTAGTTTCTCGTCAATGTGCATCTCTCCCCAAGACATCTTTGACACTTCGTCCCAAGGCATAGTAAGGCTTAACTGATCGCAAATAAACCCGATGATAACTGATAGTTGAGAATCACCTACATGCGAATTCGCGAGCATGTGGGTATGTGGTTCTTCTCCATTCGCCGATAGCCTCGCGGAGAATGTCCCTGCCTGATCCGACCCAAACCTCTCGGCGATGGATGCGAAAATCGCTTCCGCTACAGAATTAGGAGCGATGGCAAGGAATTTCCAATTGTGCATGATTTTTCCTCTACGATGGATCGCCGTAAGCAGCGAGGTTCGTGATTTCCGTTCCCGTTAGAACACGATCAAATAACGCTACGAGATGAAGACGTTGTAAGTTCGCACCAGCGTTCAAAGTTCTTCCGAAATTCACTGGCTCGACGCCGTTCTCCATAGCCACGTAACTGCCACCAGAATTTCCCGTAGGTGTTAGAAGCGAACCGTCTCGGTAGATGTTTAATCCTGATTCCGCACCATTCCCATTATAAGTAAACGTGTAGTGCGCCCATGTCGCTGTAGTGGCGGAAGCTGACTTTATGCTCACTCTCGCCCCAGTCGATCTGTCAATCACACCGAAAAACACTTCACCAGCATGAAAATAAACGAACCATTCTCCCGCAACGGTGTTGATAGCTTTGTCGACCATATATGCCGAACCGGGATAAACCCACCCCGCAATCGAGAACGGATCATCCGTCGCGCCATCGCCAAACGAAAGCAGGTCGTCATCGGCGATTTCAAGAACGTCTGTCACCGCATCGAACTCAATCCACGGCCCATCATCATCCCATTGAGGACGATTCGCCATCACCATTTGTGTTGCCTCGAATCCGTTCACCGAAACATCATGCCAGCATGCCACCGCCCCTAGATCAGTGATTTCCGTCGAGCATCCTGTATCTGAGAACACGTTTTCAGATTCGTCATCCATGAGGAACACATAGTCAGAAACCGGGTATCCTGGATTGTGGTAGTCGCTGATGGCTTGTACTTCGGCTAACGTGAGTTCCTTATTGAGAACTTGAACATCCTTGAGATTGCCGGTGAGGAACGCCCCGGACGCTTCTCGGCGGCCAATGTAAAATTTTGAGTCGGAATTCCGCATTCTGGAAAAACCGATGCCGCCACTCGCACTAACGGCAGACTGCAACACACCGTCGAAGTAGATATTGATTCCCGATTCTAAGCCGGAACCGTCATACGTCACTGTGATGGATCGGTACGTACCGTCGAGCGTGATCGCTATCCGCTTCCCAATGTACGCAGAGTTGAGTTGGTCGGTGATTCGGAAATAAATCTGCCCTGAAATGTAGATCAGATACCACTCAGAGTTTTCATCTTGGAAGTGATCTGCCTTGCCCGCAATGCCTTGTGGTGACGCAGTGTTGTTGCTCGACCAATTCACCGCCACCGAAAAAGGCAGATCGTTCGACCCATTGGAAAAAGTGAAATCATCGTGATCATCGACTTCTAAAAACGCCGTCGCACCGTCGAACGCGAGCGAGTTGTCCGACGCCGAGTAGTCTGGCCGACTGCCTAGTGTCGGCTGTTTTGCTTCGTGGTGGTTTCCGGAGATGTCCCACCAGCAATAAACGGCTTCCGCATCGTTCGCTGTCACGCGACAACATGGCCCACTGTACACTTCGCCGCTTGTCGCTCGCCAATGAGCCACAACGTTGGCCGCCGAGGGAGAATCACTTGTGGTGGAGTTTTCCGGAATCTCGTCTTGCACGTAGCCACAATGAATGTCCAGTGCATTCTGTGCAGTCAATACGGCTTCGTGAACTTGGACACCGGAAATCTCTCCAGTGAATTCATTGACAACATTAGAGCCACTTTTTAAACCGCCTATGCGTAATCGCTGAGTGCCGGATTCTGTCGCAGAATATGTGCCTCCCAATTCTTGACGAGACGAAACAACATTGACACCATCAAGATAGACTTCCAGTCCCGTCTCATCTCCAGACCCATCGTAGGTGTACGTTACCGTGTGGAACGCATCATCATTGACAGCAAGGACAGACGAGTCACACTGAAGTGTAACCGTGCCGCCAGAATCCCGAATGATGAATCTGATTCTGTCTACCGTCCCCCCAGGCACAGAACACCACACGCTGTATGAGTTGTCCGCGATGTTGTCGCGTGACAATGTCATCATGTGAACAGACGAAGGTTGCGTAGTCTTGAACCGTGCGGAAACACTAAACGGTTCATCATTGACACCATCGCCAAAATCTAAATCCGCAGCATCTTCGACAACTAAATTCTCGTCTGTGCCACTGAAAAAGACTGCGGTATCAGTCTCGTCGTAGCTCGGCTTTTGAGAGAAAACGAGCTGCTTGGCTTCTTTATCATTCTTTGCGTCTCGCCAACAACTGACATCTTTTCCGTCCAAGGCGATGATCCGACACCATTCATCATTGAGAATCGACCCACTCGCGTTACGCCACTCGGCGAGAAGATTGGTTTGTACTGGCGAAATGCTTGATACAGGAACGATGGCGTTGTACCTCTGAATCATCTCACACATGATGTCGTCAGCTTCGCTGTCCGACTTCACAACATTGAATCGACGAAACTCCGCGAATTTCATCTGCATGTGTGTGCTGCCCCCGCCCCCTTGCGAACCAAGAGTAATCCCTTGGAGAAGATCAGCAATATCACCCACATCACCCGCCGCATAGTCACTTCCATTAATCCGACATTTCGAGCTTGCCCCATTAAAGAGGAATTCACATGTGGTGGTAATGTCATTGCTGACCGTTTCAGGCAATGCTAGCCCGCCAGTAACGTACATAGAGAGATCGGTGTTAGTAGAACCTCCACTTTGCCCATAAACGCGATTGTTATTCAGATTGTTTGAATCGTCGAATAATGTCTGCCCTATATTCGTTCCTTGTAGTGAGAAAGTAATGAAGTAGTGCTGTGGGCTACCTTGATCCGCTCCAAACACACTGCGCAAATAATCATTTGCGCCATCAAACACTATCGCAGGATGCGTGTTAAAGACATTCGGTTCGTATGTCGGTTCTTTGCCTGCTGGGATAGTTTCATCAAAATGATTTTCGCCAGCCGAGAAATCCTTGAGAGCGACAACATTGTGGCCACTGGACGAAGCGAGCGTTTGCATCGATTGGTCTTGATAGCCCCAATCGGCTCGCACGTAATGATCAAGCCCAACTGTGTCGGAAATGATGGGGGGAGTCGGGAGTCCAGAAAGACTCCCGCACCCTTGAAACAACGTCGGGCGGGCAGAAGCCCGCAGCCTTAACACCGGTTTTCGTGTTCGCATTTTACAAATAATTCACTAGTGTGTTGGCCGAGGTTGCTGTCCCAAGGTTAAAAAACACTTGGAACTTGTGAGAGCCTTTCAGGTCGACCATCGTGTGGCCGACTCTTCCTGTCACCGTAGAGAACAATTCGTTTGATATGTTCTCGTTCCCTTCTGCGAGCGAGATTATGCTAACGAAGTTTTCGGAGTCCGTTACCTCATAATCACCAGACTGTCCAACAACAGTTCCGAGAGTGCAGTTGTATTCGGCCAGTGGGAAAGGAAGCCATAGCCCTTTTGGTGTGGGCTTCCAACCTACCACCAGCATGTCGAAAGTCTGTCCAGATGAGCCAACGCCAAATGGGAACAAAATGATGTTGTTGAATGACTGACTACCAGAGCCAGCATTAATGACGTTCCTTACGCCATTCCCATCAGCCGGCTCCGTAGTCGTCGTTGCTATCGCTGGGTAACTCCCGGTTTGCATCGAATCGTAAAGAGGCGAACCGGGAATACAAATAGTAGATTCTGACATTGTTTTTTACACAAAGGCCGAAGTTGCGAGAAAAGAAGAACGCTCACTGATCATCTCAAATCCGTAGTTTTCGGTCACTGCGACAAGTGTTCGCTCGTTCCAGGATTCGTAGCAAGTCCCAACCTTCATTTCCGTTTTCATAAAGCAGGCTACGGAAGAGAAGTTTTTGCCGAGTTTGCCCGTCACGCCACCAATGCGGCTGAAGAATCCCAAGACGTTGTCCGGCCAAACGTATTGCATGTTCGTATTGACCTGGCCGCCAGCAGTCTTGCGAGTATCGTTGTAGACCGCATCTTCAATGACGATTTCAAACCCGTACAGGCTCGCAGGCAATCCCCAATTGTTGGTCGTCATCCGCCCGCCAATGAGTTCTGGCTCGGAGAACCGAGATTCTTTGATGTAGCTATGGACTTCTTGAGTTTCTGCTAATCGCTGTGCCGAATTCGGATTCATCACGATTCGCATCTGTTGCGGTTTGACCACACCCCAGGTGTTGAGGTGGACGCGGTTAGCCATGTGGTTAAGCGTGCGTTTGATATACACATTCGCAACCGTGGCTTGGTTCAGCCCGGCTCCCGCTGTGCCAAGGATGTTGGCTACCGTGTCAGTGTTCTGGCTCACGTAGTTGGTGACGTCCGTGGCCACTGCTGTCGCGAGGATGGTACGGAGAGTCATCGCCTGTTGCGCGTGATCTTCCGTTTCCGACTGGATGATGTCCCAGCTGGCTTGCTCTTGGGTAATCCCCCCAATGTTGAATCCGAAGTTGTACCGCCGAGTTTGGTACGCATCGAATTCAAACTTTTCCATATCCGTATGGTTGGTTGGCCGAGCGTGGCCGTCTGCCCAGAACTGATCTTCACCGGACAGGAGTGTGCGACGTCCCGCGTTTTCGGGAGCGATTCGCATGAACCGGCCTACTTCGTGAGTAACCGGAATGATTTGACACCATCGGTTAATCGCAAACGTGGATGGTGCGCGAGAGAATCCCACGATGAGGTTGTTTGTTGCCTCATGCGACGGGATGTATACATTATTCTGACCTGGGTATGAGTAGGCCACAACCATCTCCTTTCTAAAGGAATTTGAGCTGCGACCTCACACGCGAAAGGCTGTGGCGTTATGCCGTACCTTTTTCAATGTACACGTCGATTAGATCGCCGACCGCACCTGCCGAAAGCGCTGTGGCGGAGTAAGTTTCCGTGGCAGCTGCGATGATGCCTTTCGCATTCGCATCAGGCTTCAGTTTCGCGCCAAATGTTACAGCCGCAGCCAGCTCCAGCTTGGTCACTTCATGCCGTCCGTAATAAGTAAGCATGTCTCCGGCTAACGCATGTTCAGAAACAGAACCTTGCGTCGACTCCGGCAGCACCTTCTGAAAATCGGCACTGATCCCAAAAGCCTCATCGTCCGCCACGCACTGAACAGCGCGAGGAGTTTGGCCAGCTTGAAACTTGATGAACCTGGCCGGGAAAATTGGGCCACCCGCTGCTAGGGATGGTCGGTTCATAATCGAACCGGCTGAGCCTTGAGCCATGATGTTCTCCTAAGTGTGTGTTGCGTGTGTGTCAGACCGTCCGTGAGAGTTTACAAAACTTTCGCTGGGTACAATTCGCGAGCCGCTTCTTCGTAGCTGACCATCTTTCCTTGGGCTTGCAGGCGAAGTGCGTAGTTACGGCATTTTTCCGATTCTTCCGCTGTGAGCCGGTCAACTGGCGAAGAGTAATGACCTTGGCCAGGTTCGGGAACTTTGTTCGGTTCGGTCTGTACCATGTGAACCGGCTGGCCATCGTTGCCATACGTGACCGGAGCGGCGGGGTCGGTTTTGAAGTTGTCGCGAACCATTTGATAGAAACCCGCTCGTTGCTCTTTCGGAAGAGCCATCACTTGCGGAAGCATTTGTTCGATAGACACGGATTTGCCTTCCGCTTTGAGCTGCGTCAATTCGCGTCGGGCTTCGGATTCGTCCGATTGGTAAAGAAGCTGTCTGTTGATTTTGTTGGATTCTTCCAACTGCGCTTTGAGTGCATTTAGCTCCTGCTGATGCTCAATCGCTCGGTCGTCTTGCCTCGGAGTAGTCATAGGTTGATCTCCAGAATAGGGTAAGTTTGCTTTTCCTTCGTCACCGCCAAGGAATCCTGGAATGTAGCTTTCTGGACTCCCCGGAGCTGATCCCATCGCCGCCATTCCCGACGCCCCACCCAGGCCAAGTTGTTCGGCCAGCTGTGGTAAGAATTGCAGCATGTACGCGTCAATCTGAGCTTTGATGCCCTCATCCAAAGTTGTCGTCCCTGCGTTTCGTGGTGGGAGTGTTGGGTCGGACATTGCCCCACTCATTCCCATCCCAATCCCTTCTCCGGCCACTGGCGGAGTGTTTGGCGTTACGGCCATGTAGAGCCGTGGCTCTCCCTCTTTGGATTCGCCGATTGACCTGAGCTTGTAAACCCGGACTTGGTTGTCATCATCGCCGTACAGCATCATCCCCATATCGAAATAGGGATCGTCGCTGAGTTGTGCTACAGCTTTGATTGTGTCCGAGCCGTCGTAGTATTCCGATGATCGGAACGGATATTTCTTTACTTCATCCATCGCCCCCTTGCACACGAATTGACGCGCAAAAATACATGGTACTTCGTCCTTGCCGTAATTTCCAACATGGGTGAACTGGTAGTAGCTCCCAATCGTTGGCTTGTCCTCTGGCTTCGCGTCCTTTTTGGAGTGCGAGCCAAGCAGTCCGCGAGGTATCACGCCCCGGTCGTTTTCCATCCGTTTCGTGTTCTCGAAAATTCTGTTCAGACGTTTTTCATCGACCACAATCGTCTCATCGTCGAATTTCCGCTCGTGCGCGAGGAACACCGGGACGTTTTCGTACACACCGTCCCAAACGCTATTCCACTTAGTTTTGTCGTGAAACCGGCTTAAAGAATCCTGGGTCGGGTTTGCTTGGAGGAGTTGGGTCATCGAAGTAGTACCTCTTGAAAAGTTCGTTCTCAAAGTCTTCATCTCGGAGTAGTTCCACGTCCTCATCTGTGAACACGTTGCCCCGAAATACTGTTTTCTGCCTATGCTCTCCGTTGCCCTTCCCACGCACGTAGATGTGATCCCAAATCCATTTTCCCTTACTTGATGCCGTGGCCAAGTCGAGAGCTTCCCAAGAGCCGACCGGAATGTAACTCGAAACCGTCCCGCTCTTGAGAACGATCAGCAGCCCTTCGCGTCGCTCGAAATACTGAATCGATTCAATCCAGCTCGATTCGACCACGTAGGGCAGCCCTTCGAGAAACCGTGCGGTATCTTCCTGGCTCGCCACTCCGGTCTGTCCACCGTAACGAAAGTGGGGGAGCTTCCGCGACGGACGAGACCGAGACCACATTTTGACTTTGTTCCTGGCCATCTACCACAACGGCTCTAAGCCGCTCTCCTCTTCGTCCCTGGGCTTGGGAAACGCTTTGACTCGCTTACTCCAACTAATGAACGCAAACCCTGGCCACTCATGGCCGCCATCTTCAAACCAGTCCCAGAATCCTATGTCTTTTGTCAGGTCGCGGAACGTCGGAGCATTTTCTGGCCACCAATCGTAATCCTTGTACACGTCCGGGAACGCTTCCAGAATGTTGATGGGATGGCCATCAATGGCCGGAATGTTTGGGACAACCGCTCCGTCATAGCCTGCGTTCGCCATCGCTTCGATGAAGTTCTTGTCCGTTTTTCGGAACTGCCTGTTCTCGTCAAATGGGCCAATGTTGCGGAATTCAATCTCCTTCATCCCCATCCGACGCGCGTGGTGTTCAATCGACGTAACCCGGTCTTTCCAGTATCGGTCGTCCACCCCTTCTTTTGCATAGTTGGCGTTCTGGAGGAACGCGTCTAACTTTTTAATTCGTCGGCCACCAGGAGAGTGGGAATCGGTGATGCTGAATTCTTCACCGTCATTGTAGTCGTCTCCCTGTTCTTGGAGGGTGTTGGGATTGTGGTAATACCACGATGGGTCACTGTCGTAGAGGTTTTCTTCAATCTGGCCACCTTCATCACCGCTCATCCTGAGAATCTCTTGCGAGATTTCGTCCTTGGACAGTCCCTCGAAATGCGGCATTTCCTGAAATTTCTCATAGGTACTTGGCCGCAGCGCCGCCATGTGCTGGGCAGCCTCACCATGCCGATTCATCCAGACCGACGTGTCCATGTCGTCGGAGCTGTCAAACTTCTCCGCACCGATAAGATCGCGAGTCCGGCCAGTCTGTTCGACCATTTCGCGGAACGTAAGGCCGCCGAACGACCTGAGCGGAGAATCGATGTCGTGGCCTTCTTCGTCCGCCATGTCCGACGCGACACGAAACGCGTTCAGAAGTTCTGAGTTGTCCCCTGTCCGCTCTCTCTCCGCCACCCCTTGCATGATGGCCGTTCTGACCTGTTCGGGCAGATTCCCAAAGTAACCCTCGTCCTTTTCGTCTCGCTTGGCGAACGGGTCGTTCTGGTGAGAAAACGCTTCCATATAGCCCGCCGCATAGGGAGAAAAGAACTTGCTTTGGATCGGCTCTTCCGGGTCGGGTTCGTAGGACTTGTTCCGCTCCATCCCCTCTTTTTTGTGGGATTCGTAAGTCTCTCTGTCCAAGGTTGGCAGATGCTTATCCGCGTCAAAACCATGCCCTTGCAAGAATTCCCGGAAGAACAGCATGGAGTTGCTGTCCGGGTGCAGGTCGAATTTCAGCGGAAGCGTATGTCCCATCTTCTCGTAGATTTCCATACCCAAATCGGTCTTGATCAAGTCTTGCACCGTGTCGGCTTTCCAATCCAAGTCAGTGAACCGATTCTCCCGCATGCGGTCGGCCACTTCGGTCTTGATCTCTTCCGAGAGCGGAGCATCGTAGCCAAGCTGAGCCAGTGCTTTATGGCCAGTGTGTGTCTTGTATTCACTCTCTCCGCTTGCCCGTCCCTGCCTCCCGACATGGGCGTTGATTGCGTGGAATCCCGCGTGATGCGCGTTGACCACTTGGAGCAAGTGTTGGTTGACTAGCTGTTGCTGGCCTTCCCGCGTGTTTCGTCCGTGGTGGACGACGTTGTCCAAGTGCATTCGTCCCGCTTCGTCACTGCGGATTTTATGCTTGCTCATGTGACCATCCGAGGTCGCTTTGATATTGAATCCGCCGCCTGGTGTATGGCCAGTCATCTTTGACTTAGAGCCGGACGGCAAGCCCAAAAAGTGCTGGATGGAGCCTTGGCCGCTGTGATGCGGGAAGAATTGTTTGTACGTCTTGCTCGCGCTTCCCACATCTTTGTGATGTTCGTGCGAGCCGAATTCGTGATTTGCTGGCTGAAAGTGTCGCATTTTTCCAATCGCTGGTTGTTCCTCATGGCCGCCGAGTGTTTTTGGAGCTGGTGTTTGCTGCGGTTCGTCCGCGTAGTTGCGAGGAGATTCTTCTTCCTGTTTGCCGATCAAGCCGATCATCTTTTCCGTGCCAAGCATTTCTATGCCAGCACGCCAGTAGGCCGACTTCCAAAACGATGCTATCTCTTCGTTGGTCGGCTTGAAATACTGCGTGTCCAGATGCTCTTGCTCTAGCTTCTCGAATTCGGCCAAAGCTTTTTCGTCCAGCTCAAATGTGGATTGCCCCGATTCATGCACGCCCTTCGCGATGAACCGATTGACGATAGACTTCATTGCTTCGTACTGCCGATTGAGCAACCGGCCAGGACGTGAAAAGAATCGGTGCTGGTTGTACGGGTGATCTTCTTGGCCTTCGGGAGTCCAGTTGTCGTAGTGCTGTCCCGCGATGTGTGAAAGCCGTTCCCTGTGATGCCTGCTCATCTGGTTGTCCCAAGGAAGCATGCCCTCGATTCCTTCGCCGCGAAGCTGTTTGTACTGATCTTGGAGCCAAGGCAGATTCCGTTGGCGGTGTTCTTCTCCCAGCTTTTCGTAGTCCTCCTTCGAGTGCATTTCAATCGGTTCGAGTCCTTTGCGTTGCCGATACTCGTTCAATGTCCGCATCGAATTCGAGTCTGGGTGCAGGTCGAACGTATAGTGCATGTCTGTGCCATGCTTCGCCCACCACTCTTGTCCCTCTTTGGACTTGTAGAGGTCAAGAACGGTCTCAGCCATTTTGACATGATGCGGAAGATTGGAGTTCTGCAATTGCAACTTTTGATCGATCTTGAGCGGAGCATCGTAGCCCAACTTTGGCCAGACTTTGTAGCCAACGTAGCTTTGCCCCCTCGCGCCCAGATTGGTGATGTTCTTCACCCCATGTTTGTGCGAGTTTTGCACCTGATCAGAAAACGCGTTGAGTCCCGCTCCCGTACCTCGTTGGTTGCCCCGCACGCGGTTTTCATTCGAGTAGATCGACAGATCGCCAGACGGAAGAATCTTAGCTGTCCGCTCGAACGTGTGGAACTGGTGGTGTGTGTCTTCGTCCGCCGCGATGTGCATTTCATGCGGGACTCGCCGCCCATGAACCGTATAACCCTGCATACCCTTCGGAGCGCCCACAAGCTCGGCGTAGCTGGTCACGTGCGAGCCTTTTGGGAAGAACTGGTTAGTGAATCCGGTTTTTTCTTCTGACCGTTCAGAGCTGTAGGTTGGCTCGAATTTCGGAGGAGCGTTTCGCTTCTCGATCATCTTCCTGGCGTGTTCGTGCGCGTCAGCTTGCGGAGCATTCAAGCCATAGTGGACATGACCGGAGTACGGATTCTGCCAAGCTGAAGTCCCGCGTTTCGTCTGTACTGGATGCCACTTGTCGCCGGGTTTGTGCTGTGCGAATTCTTCCATTGTCTGTGGAAAGTCGCTTGCTGAGGACTGGCTAGTCGATGGCATGAGGCCAGTCTTTTTACTACCCGTCCCGAGCGCCGTTCCTTCGTAAGTGATCATCCGGCCAACACCAGAAAACGGAACTTCGCCGAACGGGTCACCGTCATCTTCGATTTGACTACCGCCACCAGAGGCCATGATTTCTAGGGCTTGTTCGTAGACTTTCGCCCGGTCAGCCCGTTGAGAGTTTCCGGCCAAGAGCATATCAAACAGCTCGCGAGTGTGTTCGTCCTCGGTTTGGAACATGTGCGGATAGCTTTCTTGCATCCGAGCCGCCACGTCGTCGAGTCCGGTCACGTGGCTTTGATCGATCTGCCCGCGTGAGTGCCTAGCAGCAATGGTCGATAGATCGCCGTAGCCCATGCCCTTCGACATGGTTCGAGCGGAACTGAGCATGAGATTGCGGTCTTTGCCATAAGCGTCATCGTGTGCCATCAGTTCGCTGGCCAGTTGGTCAAGTTCTTTCGGATTGATCCCTTTGCGTTTGGCCTCTTTACGGATGACGGCCACCGCGTGGTCTTTGTCTCGCCTGGTGGCCACACCTGGAGCCTCGCCCTTCGCTTGGCCTTTCATGTTGTTGATGGATTTGCCAGTGAGGTCGGGATGTCCCTTGGTGATTACCCCGTCCTTGATGAACACGCGCGAACCGCCCTTGCTTTCCCCGTCCGATTCTTTCGCACCGATTGTCACCCAACGGCCAGAATCGTAGGTAATCATCCGGTCGGGTTGGCGATACGGGACGGCTTGTTGCTGCTGGCCACCGATGCCCAATGCTTCCAATTCGTCTGGCTCGAACATCTGCAAGAGGTCGTCTTCTGAGAAATCCCCCTCTTGCGGCTGTTGGCCTTCTTCGTACTCTTCCTCATCTTCCACTTGCGGAAGTCCCATTTCTTCGCCTGGCTGTTGCTGCTGGCCTGGATCTCCTTGAGCCATCTGTTGCGCGTACTCCGCTCCCATCTCAAAACCAATCACATCGTCCCCGTCGTCGGGCTGGGTGAGTCCGGACGCCGCGTACAGATCGTCGCGTTTGACCGGAGCGCCCATGCCAACCACGATTTGAGCCGCTTCCAACCGTTCGAGACTTTCGAGTTTTTCTAGATCGTGGTGGAACGTCGCATGAAATCCCTTTGGGTTCTGCTCGGATGGGACTGACTCCGGAAACGTGTATTTCTGAAGGATGTAAAGCAGTGACGGTTCTTCCTCCGTCCCCGTGATAGCTGAGTCTTGCTGGTGTGCGTCGGCGTTTCTAATTTGCTGTTTGGTGTCTCGCTGGAAGTCGGCTTGGCCGTCATCGCCTAGACCAGTCGCTTGAGCCGAGGCCGACATATGCTGGCCGACGATATATCGCTCTTCGATTCGGTCGATGTACTCCATGAGTTGGACAAGCATCTGCGCACCGTTCATCGGCACGTCCACAACTTCTACTGACGGACGGTCTCCCTGGCTCTCCAACCACGGAACGATGACGCGTGTTTTGTGCGTCCGATTCTTGGTCGCCGCTTCAGTTACTCTCTGCTTGGCCTTGGTGTCTCCGCTGGCGTAGTACCAAAGTTCCAAACCCATTCCGGCGCGTTCGAGAAACTCTGTAACCTTTGTGAGCCAATTGTTTCGGAGCCAGTCCACCCAATAGATTTTAGATCGGACTCCGACACCATGAACCGCTCCGGCTTGTTCGGGGTTCCAAAAATCCACGTCATCGCGTTCGTAGTGCTGGCTGATGGTAATTCGATCACGCCAATCTCCAATCCACATTAGGCCACGTCCACCAGCAGTCGTTGTGATGTACGTGGCTCCAGTTAAACGATCAATTTCCGCCGAGTGCATCAGCGTGTAGGGTTGGTGGTCATGCGTAAAGCCGAGTTTGTCCCCATTGATCGGGAGCCAATCGCGAACCGTGAGACATCTTTGACCGTCGATGTATGACCACTTGTAGCGGAACTGCACCGCCGCGCGACCGTACCAAATCGATGAGAGTAATGCCCAGCGGATCGCGGGAAACTGGTGTATCTGGCGTAGTATTTTGGTGAGTGTGTCGCGGACGTGTCGTTGGTACGGGTCACGTTCGTTCGGGACGTCGATATGCCACGGCAGGGACGCAACAGCCAATTTCCGCTCTTGCATGATGCCTTGCAGGTGGGCATCGTTCGCCATCGCCAACGAGTTTTCAATACTGTCTCGACGGGCTTCGTCCCATCGGCCATGATAGTAGGCGTAATGGCCAGACGAGAGAATGGCGTTGAATCCAAGGACGTGAGGAGCGGCAAACCCGTCATACGGTCTGATGATCGGCTTGCCATCTGGCCCCAAAATCGCTGGAACTTCGTACACGTTGACGTTGTTCGAGTTCGCAATCGGGATGAGGCCAGGAGGATGTTGTGGCCCACTTTGGAAGTATTGCTGCGTTACCATTGGCTACTCAGATTCGACGAATTCAGCCACATCGCTTGTCCCTACGCGTCTGTAACACAGATTCACTGCGTCCATGTCGTCAGGGGACAGCCCATGTAGCCGTTTGCTAGTTTCTTCCTTCTTCTCAACTTGCTTCCTGCCTTTCCCGTCAAACTTCCACTGCGGTGCGAAAGCCTGCTGTTGAACCATTGACAAGTAGCGAGCTGGAATCCTGGAAAAGTCGACTTGATTAGCCCTGGCTTGTTCTGCCGTATCAAACCAAAGTTCTGACCTCACATTAGGATAGCGTACCACATTGCAACAGTGAGTCCAACTTGACCGAACGCCGATAAAGTTATAGTCGTCGGCAAACTCAGTGATTTTCTCCCCAATGCCGTTCTCGTCCACCTTGCATGGGATGTCTTCTGGACGTATCCCGGTCACGTTTTTGGGTAGTTTGGCGTTGTACCGTTCGGCCAACTCTTGGCACAAATTCTTGAGCTTGCCTATGATTTGTGGCCCGCTCCAACCGTTCTTGCGGTCGTGGTAAACCGAGCAATTCCCCATCCGGCCATGAAAGACCGTCCAATTGAATCCGCGCGAAGCGACGTCGCAACCGACTTCCGGGAGCCACTCACCGTCGGGTTGCGGGATCGGTTGACGCTTGAGTGTCCGCCGCCAGAGCAAGTCCGACCACACGCCAAATGTGCCTGCTGATGGCCACTGGCCAAGCGCCCGGCCTTGGAATTCCGGCGATGGCCGCCACCACTTGCCCGAATTCGGTGGCCACTGGAAGTCCATGTCGGTCACTTCATCGACCGGGATTTCATCGCAACCGTAGTCGGTAATCCAAGCCTCAAACATCTTGTGATCGACCGCAGCGGGGAACGGCAATTCCCGGCCACTCATCCCAGCGTCGATGTTCGGATGGTCTAGGGCGGACATGCGAATGATGTTCCAAGAGAGTTCGCCTTGCGTGTCGCGCAAGAATTCCTCTTGGTACATCTGCGACGTGGTGTCTAGCGGATTGCCAATGGTGAGCCAGTGATGCAGTCCGGTATGTTGGAACATCGACTTGAAGACGGAATACACCCAAGGGGGAACGCCACACCCTTCGTCGATAACAAAGAACATGTGCCGTTGGTGACGTCCGTGCATGGATTCACCGTCTTTCGTGGTGAATCCCTTGGCCCACCAGTCGTGGTCTACCCACAGCTCGGTTGCCTTCTCGCCAGTGAATCCGCCGAGTCCAGCATCCCGCCTTTGGACGCGAACTTCACGCCAGAGTTGATCCTTGACCGCCACCGAAGATGGGCCAGTGGTGATGACGAGCGAGTTGGGGTAACAGTCGTGATAGTACGAAGTGAGAGCCGCCGCCAGAAAGGTTTTTCCGGTCTTGTGACAGCTCGTAACGAGTGCTTTGTAGGGTGGGGTGTAAAGTGCCTGGCAGACTTCGTGTTGTCTGTGCCAAAGGCGATGACCAAGTACGTCCTCGATATAGCCGACGGGATCGCCTTGGTACTCAACCAGCGGTTTTTTCTTGACCAAACCCGATCGTTCGATTTGGTCGATTTGCCTTTCCACTCGATCGATTAAATTCTGCATCGGCTTTAGCCTGCTGTTGTTCTACCAGTTCCTCGAACTGTTTTTCCAGCTTCCTAAGCCGTTTCATGTCCGGGTTCCATTCCTCGAACCGTCGTTCCACCAACCAAGCCGCCGCCCGCCAATCTTCCTTAGCCGCCGTTTCAATGTACGACACCAGTGTGTTGCAACAGTTAGCCGCTCCACCAGTGGCCGCGTGGTACAGCTCCACGTAGATCGCTTCGCCTTTCCGCACATCGGGCTGATTGTGGACAGCTCGCGAACGGTATCTGCCATAGAGCGAGAAATACGTCTCTACTTCATCAAGCCGTTGGAGCTCCTCTTGCGCCCGCTTCATCCACTTTTTCCAGACCGGGAGCGGAATTCCCAGCGTGGCGATGGCCGTTTCTGGAAACGCGCACGACTGAAACAGAATCCGAGCGTCCGCGACAATGTCAGGCGTTAGCTTGATCCGCTTGATTGTCTTTCGCGTCGGTAGCCGTTTCGGAAACAGTGGTTCCGTTTCGCTTGCTGGGTCTCTTGGGTGACTCATATTCGTTCTGGAGTTGTACTGCGAGTTTGTAATTCCTTCGAGCGGCTTGGAAGTCCTCGTCCGTCATCCCACGGTGGAACGCCACCGGATGGAACGCGTCTTGGAGCGTGCCGTCACCACGGTACTCAAGTATCCGTATCACCATTCCCTGATTGTCTTCTCGATACACCCACTTCCTGTAGCGTGAATCTTCTAATTGTTCTGGTGTCATAGTTGCCGTTCACTGGATTGAGTTTTCGACATTGTAGGGCAGTGAACGGCTGATTACTAGACAAAAGGAAGAGATTTTTGACCGAGACGATACGCAATGTCGAGAATTTGGCTGACGTGTTCCGATTGTGGGTGTTGTGCGATGTGGTTGAGAAGTGCCTGGCGGACTCGCTGCGGGTCGTAATCCCCATCGATGGGGCCGATCAGCGTGAGTTTGCCATCGATCATTTGGACGCGAACCGTTTCGCTGGGGTGCATGGCTGGTGGGGGAACGTTGTTCGCGTGCTGCACCGCTGCGAAGGTTTGGGGTCTGGTTTCGGGTTCCAGGAAACCTTGGAGAGACTCGCCAGTCGGTGGAACACCGTTCGCCGGCGAATCGTGAATGCCTGTGTTTGTGCGAATCTGATCCATGTAAACGCTCATGGCGCTGTCAGCGTTGTATCCGGGTTGGTCTCGGATGACGTCTGGGTCTTGCATAGAATGGCCTCAATTTCCGGAGTCGAAAGGAAGTTCCACGATGCGGGGTGCATTGACCGGCGTTTGACGTCCAAGGCTCTCGCGTACTCTTCCTGAGTCATCTCGCGCTTGGCCTTTTCCCACTCCTTGGCCAGAGCCAGCACCGCTTCAAAGAACAACTCTTGGATATTGTCGTCGACTGGTAAATCCCACGTGATCTGTGGCCACATCCGCGAGAGAGCCTTGGTTGCGAACACGGAGTGCGTGTCCGTCATCTCAAAAGCCTCCTGGAAGTCGGCCACCGTTAGGCTTAGCGAATGTCTACCATACACGATTTTCAGCGTGCCATCAAACGTGGCGTTAAGCCTTACCGAGGGGTTAGTGGTTAGGTGAACGGTTCTCACCGCGCCATGACGTTGCCAGTAGCCGAATCCTGCCTCCCATCGTCCGCCAGGTATCCAGATTTCGTCTACAAAACCGTGGTAGATGGTCATTTCTTTGGCCGCCGCGTACCTGGATATTGGAATCCGTCCGCCCCGCAACTGGATAGTTTTCGGATTCTTTACCCGACGTGGCCGATGGTTGCCTTTGATGTACGCAGCAAACAGAGCGTCTTTTCCGCCGTCCTGCTCTTCAAGCCAGTCCCCATAAGCCTGCCTGGCCATCAGGTCGTTGGGATTCTCGCGTATCGCTTTCTCGAATGTCTTGTAATCCATAGTCCCCTCCCAATAAAAAAAGCCACAAGAGTCTCTGCGCCCCTTGTGGCTCCAGCCTTATCACTTCCCTACACCAAGTAGGTCTCTCACTTGTATCCTTCTTGCTTCATGTCCAAGTCCACGTCATTGAGCTTCGGCTCCGCAATGAACATGTCCGACATGGCGTCAACACAGTGGGCAATCGTTATGTCCACACCATCGTTGCAAAACCCGGAGCTGAGAATGGCCGAACCGTAGTAGTCCTCAGCCGTTTGCAAGTTGCCCATCCCTTCGTGAACGATTCCTAGTCCCAGGTCGTTTTGTGCGTGGCCAAGCCAGAACTGGTTCGCGGCTTGTTCGTCGATGGCGTCACCCAAGTGGGCTTCCGCTTTGTCCAACCAGTCTTGGATTTCGTCGAACCGCTCGACATATTCGTTGTAGTATTTCGTCCACTTGTCCAGCTCTTTCTGTGTGATCAGTCCAACAAGCTGATCAGCCTGCTTCTTGGAAATAAACAAGTCCATGATGTCCCGTAGATCGTCAAGCCGGTCTTGCTTGTCTGCCAGAATGAGAAAGTCGTCCGTGATCCGGTCTTCTTGGTCGTCGTAGTTCAGCTTCGCCGTGTCGACCGCGTCTTGTGCGTCCAGTTGCGTTGCTTGGGCTTGTGCTTTTCCGCACGTCACAAACAATGCGACAATCGCCAGCAGCACAAGGTAAGGTAGTGTTCGGTGCGTTATCATACGCTCCTCCAAAGTGAAAGTATAGAAAATCTATGTTGAACTGTCCACGGTCGGACAGGTTAATCTACATTGGGTCGGACAACTTCTTCGATCTTGTCCAGCAGGACTTCTGCTTCGGCACTGGTGAAATTCATGTCGCAATGAACGTCGTCGACCTCAAACCGGAGCTGCAAGCCCTGGCAGTCGGTCTCGAACGTCTGTCCCAGCTCGACCGTCTTGCGTGCGTAGCTATTGGTGTAGACGTTCAGTTTAATATCGCATCCCGTCTTGTTCAGGATTTCGTCTTTCTCGTGTCTGACTGTAATTTTCATCGGACTCCTGCCAGTAAGATAAGGAAAAGTAATGCCGCTATCGACCATCCCACGATGGACAGCGGGCTAAGTGATTCCGGTTCGACCTTTTTGGTCGTGACAATTTGGTCTAACTGCCCGGAGAACTTGTCCGAGGCTTCGGCGTATTGGTTGGACTCTTGCTCGAACAGTTTTTGAAACGCTAGGATTGTGTCCGCCGTCCCCTTGTCAATCCCCAGGCCATCCATCTGATTGTAGTATTCGCCCAAATCGTTCCACAAAATTGACGGAATTTCTAGGACTTTAATCTCGCCCGTCGAATACATGATTTGTATCTTGGCCTCTTCCATCCACATCGCACCGATTACCATCGGTTTAATCGTCGGCGAACCAAGCTGTGTCGTCGCTTTCCCGTTCAAGTTCATTTTCTAACTCTTTCTGATTGGCTCGGTCTGACAGATACGCTTCCAGCTTCATCCTAAAGTCCGGGTTCAGTCCCTGCAACTCATCGGCCATGCGTTCCAACTCCCGCATAGAACACTGGCCAAAGGTTTTTCCCGCGAGGTGGCCGAACATAATCGGGGTGTCGTCCAGCTCGTTGATGTCAAATTCTTGGGGTTTTTCAAAAGGCATTTCGGCTCTTGTCTCTTTCTACGATGACTTTGTCTACGGTTCCAATCTCGGACATGAAGACGTTGAGGATATAGTACGGGACGGTCTTGGTGTTGAAGGTGACAACCTTTTCCCGATCTACTTTGCGAAACTCGAATTCCGGGCTGTAGCCAGTGTACAAGACTTGCTGCGGGTTGTCCTTGGTGGCCTGGGTGATTTGGATGTCCAAAGGGACAAAATGAATCATCGCTAGAATGGTGGCTGCGTTATCCGGGTAGCGTCGTATCTGATCCCATTCTAGCGCGATGGTTCCGAGCCTGTCCAGTAGCGGACTGGCCTTGTTCTCGTCGATGTGTGACATATTCCCCTCATGCGAAAGCGGGAGTAGGTGGCCAGTAACAACCTACTCCCTAACCAACCTGCGGCGTAACAGGCCAGTCTAGTCATCAATACTCACAGTGGTTGCTTTGGCCAAGTTCTCCCTATACTCTTTGTACTCTTCCGACAACTTCTTCCAGGACAGCCCGCGGCCAGCGTAGAGCCTAGCGAACTGATGCCAGCTCCAATGTCTCATAAAGCTGACAGTTATTCCCTCGGTTGCCTGTATGTTCGGGATGTAAACATTGTTGTCAGATGAGTGCGTATACGGCATTATCCCTACTGCTCCTTACTATCAGCGATTAGCGAGCCTGCTCGCGGGGTGTTCGCTGGCAGTTGTTCTTGCCAGGCAAAATTCGCTTCATGGCGTAACGCCACAATACACGCTAGGGATAAAAACTCCGGAGGGAGGAAACAGGCCCACCGGAGCTAGCCAACAGGCAGCCAGTCCACCACAAACCGGCTAGCCACTCAAACAGGAGTCTAGAGCCTAGTTATACTCCAGGCTCAGGAGTCGCATCGGGGGGTCACGTCAAAACCATTATTGTCCATCGCGTCAACCACAGTTTGCCAGTTGGTGCTGACTTTGTCGTATTTGCTCTTCCAGTCTTTGACAGCTTGGCTGAGGGTGGCCACTTGTTTTTTGAGGTCGTCGCGTTCGGCCTGTGCTTTGGCTAGTCGGTCAATCGCATCTTTCGCCTTGATGCTCCGCTGGTGAATTTCGTCCATGATTGGCAGTGCGAAGTCACCGGAGTAGGTTATCTCCTCACTATTGGTTTTCTTCGGACTCCACAGCTGGTCAGCTTTAGCCCTTTCCTCACGTTCTTTGGAAAGTTCCTCCTCCAGCTCCTCAATTTTCTCTCCTCGCCTGTAGGCTTCGTTCTTGACCTCAGACCAAGACGCCCGCAGACTATCGCATTGCTGGCGAAGGTCTTCTACTACCTTCTCGTACTCTCTAATTCTGTCGGCTTGCCATCCCACTCGCTCCCCATCGGCTTCGTGTGCCTTGATGTCTTGCTCCAGCTCTTCGATGCGGGCTTCGGCTTTCTTGAGTCGGTCGTAGTATTTGTTGGACTCCCCTGCAAGCCTTGGGCAATTGTGACAGCCCTGACCTTGTTCTTTGAACTGCGTCAGCTCGTGCATGGCTGAATTGTACTTGCCGCACAGCTCGTCGTATCCTTTCTCAGATGCGTTCAGCTTGTTCTCCAGCATACGCTTGTCCTCGGCCAGGTTGCGACGCGCGGAGTCTGCTGTGTGGAACTGATCATGCCAATGCTTGCTACTGTTGGAGAACGTGTTCTTTTCCGACTCCAGCTTGTTCGCTCGCTCGGCCACGTTGCCCAACTCCGACATAAGCGTCTTGATGTTATGCTTGGCTCCGGCCAACTGATCTTCCAGCGATTTGACCTGGCGTTGCAGCTCTGTGATAGTTTCGCCAGCGTCCGAACGTTCGCCTACTGGCCGTTGTGAATCCAGTTGCTCTTGCTTTCGCTGCTCACGTTCTAGGTCTTTCTTCAAATCCCTGATGTCGCATGTCAGCCGGTCAACCATTCTGGCTCGGTCATCCACGTGCCGACGGCTATGGCCTAATTGCTCTGATAGCTCCCTCTTTTCTTTGGCCAAAACCTCACGTTCCACCTTGAGTTCGGCGATAACATCCCCTGCCTGCACGCTAGCGGACTCCAGGTTCTTCACTTCCTTATCCCGCTCCTTGAGTGCAGCCACTGCCTGGCGTTTCTCCTCTCCCATGAGGCTCATCGCATTTCGCAGATCGTCGCTTAAAGACCGCTGATGGTCAATCTGAGCCTTGAGCTTTCTTCGCCCCAGGATGTCCCCAATGGCAATCAGAATGAACAGTACCCAAGGTGTCACGGTCAAGATAAGCCTCACTATGGGGTCAAGTCCGTCCAGTTGCTCTGTCCACGTCTGCATCTGTTTAATCAATGTCATCTAGCTCTCCCAAATCGAATTCAGAAACCTCACAGTCCCCATTCATGGCCATCTCGTCAAGATCGTCCGGCCAGTCGTCTTGTGGCAAGTCGCGTTCGTCCACCACTACAAATTGTACGTCATTTGTGTGGTCAGATAAACGCCCGCAGCAATTGCACAGCAATTTTGCACCAGCTGGCACGGCGGACATAACCCGATATTCCTTACGTCCGTGCTGAATCCACACTGGTTCTTGTTTTTCGCCAATGTGCCTGATCAGCTCAACGGTTTCTTCTTGACTTAAAACGGCGCTCATTCGGCTTGCTCCTGTCTAGGTGTTTACTTTGCTTGGTTGAAAGGTACGAAAAATGCTCTCGTTCTTGGTCGGTCATTTCGTCCTGGCGATAGACAATGATGTCGTCGAAGCTGTCCGGGTCGTAGGCTAACTCTTCCTCCATCCTGTTTGGCCGGAAAATGTAGGAAGGAATCTTGATTTTCCCGCTCATGCCCTCGAACATCGAAATGAGATCGAAGTAGGGCGATAGGCCAGAGACGATCAAGACCGGCGTATCCTCTTCTTCCTGGACGGTTTTAACGGGCGTCTCACCCAATCCGCCCCAAATCCGTTCCACCTCGATCGGTGCGAATTCGAGCATCCCGAAGCACTTCGTTGTCCAAGCTGGCCGCTCGAACATGATGTTCCCAGGCATGGCCAAACAGCCCATCGGGATAAGGACGTCGTCCCCTTCCATCTCAGCATCAGTGATAGGAAACGTTTCGGGGTTCTCAATCTTCCGCTTCACTCGGATTCCAGACATTCAGTCCTCCATAGTCAGTGCTGACAGCAGCCAGCAGGATTGGGGATAGTGAAACATACCCGACCGGCAGTGGCTCAGGTAGCGTACATCGTCGGTTTCTTCAGCCAGCGCATCATGCAAGGCGAACCAGTCGTTGTGTCCGTTCAGGATGGCTCGTGCGATGTGTTTTGTGTTCGTCGTTCGCAGACTCTCGTCAAACTGGTTTTCCCCAAGGTGGCAATGCTTGGACGCACACAACAGACCAGACACAAAATAGCGCCAAAGGTTCTGACTGTAGTCCGTCCAGAGCGTTTCTTGGTATTCGTCGTCTAGCTTTGACCAAGAACCCTCCGGAATGCGTCGATTGAACAGATAGCCCCAAGCCTCGGCCATCGTCGTTGGCCTTCGCTCATCCGCCCAAATGTTAATCAGTCCGGAAGTGGCTAAAGCACTATAGCCCGGCTTGGTTAGTTCGTAACTCTCCGGAACGTGCATTGTCCACGGGGAGAATTCCAGAATGTGTTCGTCCATCTCCAGATGGGGCAATTGCTCGATACTGTCATTTCGATACTTGAATTTCACCTTGAACGATTGCGGGACTGTCCGGTCAGGGGTAACGCCACGCTTCTTATTCCATCGCCTGATGCGACTGACGCAAGAGTCTGAGAACCACACATACTTGTCCATGTTGCGCCAGAGCGTTTCACCCAGCACGAATTGAACTTGTGGCACGGTAAGCTGGAACATCCGTGGAAGTGTCCCACAGTAGCCATCATCTGCCATGTTTCTAAGATTTCTAAGACCATTTCCCCAACGACCATTCAGATAAATGCTGATCATCTCTGCCCACTCGGTGTAGCCTACGTAGCTCTTCTTCGCCGGACTCCAGTAGGGATGAGGCATCCACTTGGTCAGATGGGGTATGGGGTCAGTCTCGAAACGTTCGCTCATCCACTCGTCCAAATTGGCCAGCATGGACAGCGACTCACAAAGCCCCTGCTCTTTTTCTGCGTCCGTGCCGTACTTTCTCTCCAGGTTCTTCTGGTTGAGATAGTCCAACTTGCCCAGCATTTCTTCAACGCTAACCTTGCCCATCACTATCTCCCAAGATCAGTTCCCGTATCAGCCAGCTTGTTCGTGGACTCTTGACGTGGCCAGCGGCTAAAGCCATGAGAACAGCGTTGTCCGACTCCTCGGCCAGTGCATCGTGCAGAGCGAACCAGTCGTCCTCACCGTCCCAAATCGCCTTGGCTAAGGGTATCGTTCGTTCGTTGCAAACCGGCTTGCGGAACTCCGAACCACCCATGTATGACCAAAACCCATTGTTGTCGATGATCCTGTCCAAGACGTAGCTGAACAGACTCTTGCCACCAGTCGCGCGGATAATCTCCTCAGCGTAAGTGCATTCGTGGACGTTGACATAGGTGAAGCTGGCTAGACTGGTAAGCATGACATCGAACGTCATACGCGAGCCAGCGTGGCACACAAATATCGTCATGTCCGTCAAGAGGTTCGCAAGCCTAGCGTCCTCTTTCTTGGTCAATTCTGACTCAACGGGGACGTAACAGACGATGGAATCTTGGCCGTACTTGATGATCCCAGGAATGACAACAGCCGACGCACGCGAAGTCGGGTAAACTTGATCAGGGGTGTAAACTTTCTTCTCCATCACGTTCGCCCGATGGACGTGGATCATAGAATAGTCCGCTATCGGCCTTCCCTGCATGATGCGGTCGGCATCCAGAAAACCCATCTTGCGACTGATCATATTGGCCACTTCATCCTCTACGAAGTCCAGCTCTCGCATCAGGGCTAGCAGTAAACAGCTCATAATTCGACATTGGGTGTCAAACCCCAGGCCGAAATGATTCGATCCCGTACCCACCGAGTGCGGGGAAACGCCACTTTCAAACCGTTCCATGCACTTGAGGTAAGACAATCTCCACGACCCATAGGCTTCGGCTCGATCTTCCTTAGAGTCGAACAGGTAGGGGATGGGAGCATTCTGGTAGAAACCCCAAAACGGAGCTTTAGCCTGCTCTCCCATGTCAGACACGTAGTTTTGATGCGTCTCTCTCAGGAAGCTCAGCCGACGCTCTTGGTCAGGATCGTACTTGCGATTGGCCATGACTCGTTTGTAAACCTGCTTTTGTAATCGGTCGATTTCCTGCTGTCCGCGGTCACTCATGGTCACCTCCTTTCGATTTACTCTACATCACCTGGGTTGGGTGTGCAAGTATCTTTTTAGCTTTTTATCCCTTTGTCCGGACTGTCCGGACTGTCCGGTATGGCCAAGTTCTTCGCCTCACTCCCGAACGCCCCCGACCGCCACCCTTCGAGTCCCTTGGGTGTGTACATGATCTTCTGCAACCGCTGGACTTCATCCTGGGATTGCCTCAGCTCGCTCCTGAGGACGGCGCGTTCGTCCACCAGGTTTTGAACCGTCGCACGTGCCTCTCGCAAGTCGTCGGACAGGTCAGCTCGAATCGATTCCACGCCAGACTCGATTGGACTCACCATCTGGTCAATCTCTTCTGCAGTAGCCATCTTGTAGAACGCGTGGTTGCGAACGATGAACAGATTGTAAATCCAGATCATCGAAAAGAAGAAGTTGAAGATGCCAATGGCCATGACGATCCAGAACGCAATCATTGTGGCAGTGTACATTTGTGATTCCTCCAGGAAACTAGTGGTTTACGTTGTGAGACCGCCAGGTCGAAACAACGTGTGATTCGTTGCGATTCGGTGTACATGTGCTATCAATGCTCGATCAGTGCGCGTACCTCGAGCGCTAGTGTCTCATTTTTGTCCGTGGATGGCTAGATAAGAGCGGGTTTGGGGTCAAGAAATTGCCTCAAGACGTTGTTGAGTCGCTCCTGGAATGCCTTCCGCTTGGCTGATTTGGGTTTCATGCCCTGTTCAATGACCTCTTCACGCACCTTTTTCATGTGGTCGAGGTACTCTTGTTGCTCCTCATCCTCCTTGAGCTGAATATATTCAACAGTACGGTAAGCGACGGGGCGGAACATTGTGTCTGTGAAGTCCAGTTCTGCGGGTTTGTGCAGGTGTAGTTTACCGTCTTCGGGCAGTATGCTGGGGTCACACGTGTTCAGCAGGTTGTCGATGTGTCCCATGATGTTCATCCGCATTTGGCGGACGTCCTCCTTGCTCGTTCGCTCGCGGAGGTGTTCCCGCACCTTGAATTTCAGAATGGGGCTCTCAATCTGTTCACTATCATCTACGTGGTAATAGTCCCCGCGATGACGGCTTTTTCGCTCACCAGACACATCGATACCATCGATACCACCCAACACGTTGACCATCTCAGCAATGTCGTATGGTGTACGCCCCTTCAGATGGAATACTTCGTAGTTTTGCTCCACGTCGTCGAAGCAATCGTGTCCTCGCTCTTCTTTCTCGCGCTCGATGAGGAAGTTTTTTTGCCAATTCTTGGAAAAAGTTATGAGTGCCTCCCCCTCGGCTCCAGACTGGATCTGATCCACGGCACCGTGGTACTTTTCGACCGCTTCTTTGCGGCTGATGGGCGTGCCATCACAGCGTGGAATGGGCTTGTCAGAGAGGAAAAAGACCTGGTGTTCAGCGAGGTTCAGGCCACTCTCATCGTAGCCCTGAGTCATCCTCACGCGTGCAAATGAGCCACCTTTTCGGCCAATGGAGTTGGCACATTGGTGGGCGTACCCGGTATCGACCACGCCATAGTAGAACTGCGTAACTGGTTGCTCGTCCCGCGTTTGCAGCTTGTCGCTCACAACCGCGAAATCATGCTTAGCGTATCGCTTGTTGATTTCACGGCAACGCGGACAGTGCCAACCGCGGCAACGTAGGTATCCGACCACCATCGAATCCTCGAGCGCCTCAGCTTCGGCCAGTGGCGAGCCCTTGGCTTCGCGGAACATGGTGGCCACGCGACCGCAGTAGCTGGCCTTCTCAATCGACCGGATGTGGTTCCACTCGTCGGATGACAGGAACGTCCCGCGAGAATAATTGGAAAGATTTTCGAGAGTTGAACTTGACTTGGTTGGGTTTGGCTGTAACATTTCTTTCATGCTTTCGTGCCAACGAAACAAATTTAGAGCCGGGTGTTGTCGCACCTTAACGGCTCTATTTTTTTGTCTTCAGCTCCACGTCCTTGCAGTCTCAACCCTTCAAAAACCAGCTACAAACGCCGATTTTACAGGTCGGTGACATAATCAATACGCTAACCTTTGTACACTACTAAACTTTCGTCTAGCAATCCAGCAGCTTTGCAAAAGCCCTTGAACCATCCACGCATGGTAGCACGGACGACAAATCCCTTGCTGATCTCACGGTTAATGGTTTGGTTTGCGAAGTGCATGTGATGTACAGATGTAAAGTCCCGTTTGGCTATGGCCATCAGTGGACATATCCCAAAGGAGATTGACGCGTTGTCCATTGCCTGCTTTCGCCAGCTATCGACATCCTCGTATTGGACGGGGATGTGCAGTACGAAAACAGCCCTTTGTATACGATGAATCAGTGCCAGAGCGGTTTGGTAGGCTCCCATCCAACCGGGATTCAGTGGCCCACTAATGTCGTTGTCGGCCACCAGGTAGAACGGGTGATTGCTCCCCATGTCCGCCAGCATGTGATCCAATTTTACGAGTGATTCAAGACCACCGACGTTTGATGGCCTTCCAACGGCGAACCCTCCATGCCTCACAATCGTTTTCGTGTCGCTGAACCCTTCGGGGATGAAGACACCCAAGCGGCTAACCAGATTGAGTGTTTTGCCAGCGTCGTCAAACAGCATGTGCGGCACAAAGAGGCCATCGCCTCCCACGTTCTTCTTCGTCCGGTCGGTGAATTGCAGCTGGTAGAATGTCTTCCCCTCGTGCAACCGATGGACGGGCAGGACAATGCACAGTTGGTTCCGGTTGGATCCTACGGGACACTGCCTGGAACAGCGGATTCGGAAAGTATGCGTGTCTTGCTCGGTAATGTCAAGAGCGCGAACCAACTTTTCTTCATCTGTGTCCCTTTCCCTACCCACTTCAAACAGATCGAACCCAGCTACATCGTTTGTAGGGCTTAGAGCCTTTAGGCGTTTTGCACGCTTTATTTCAGCTTTGGCCTTAGCCTCTCTCCGCTCAATCTCATCATCTTCTATTCCAGACAACAAGTCACGTAGCGTTTGCGGGCGTGAGGATGGATCAGGACGCACGTTCTCGGTTTCATTCGGAGCATGAGGTCTGTAAACCCCATGTACGCCAGATTTGCCCCAAATGCGAAGGAATTTGTACCCCTCGGCCACCTCCCCGTTGCGTAGTGTATGGCAGTACACAATGTACGGTTCCTCACTTTGCCAACGACACTCATCCTCACGCGAGCAGATCGGACAGGGCTGTCCCAAACTGGCATAAAAGAATTGCAAAATTTCTTCTCCGTGTTACGATGACCCCGCCGTTATTGGGGATAGCGGTTCTCGAAATGGGCGGGGTGCTACCCCGCACCCCGCTTTTTTTTGGAAAAATCGTATTTTTCCGTCCCAAAGTGGTTCTTTTCTACGTATAGCTTATGTAGAGGGATGCAAACTCAGTCAGCAGGTGAACCACTCGCTTTGGGTGGTTTGTCTGTTTTGTATGGAAACCTCAGCCACCAAATCAAAGCAGCCGCATCCAGCTGGCGTATATCCCCCTCGGTCAGACAGTGGACTCCGTCCTCGGTCGGAATCGCGGCCAAGTAGCTCCCCAAAATCTTGTAGTCGTTGTTGTTCTCCTGGGTCACCGCTCGCGTGTTCCCCATCCCTGCCTCAGCGATGTCTGAAGCCACACACCAGCGACACCGCAAGTCTGTGTGCCTCATCTTCCGGTAAAGCCGGACGTCCTTGGCTCCGCACTTCTCGCACTCGTAGCCCGCATGCGAACCGACGAACGAGTACAAAAACTCGCCAGTGATTCGTCCATTCTTCGGCCTCTTGGGGGTCGGTCTAACCATCAATTACTCTCCTCAAGTTTGTAACAATGTGTATCACACAATCAGGAACCACCGCATTGCCTACGGCTTTGATTCGGTCTCTGTCCAGTGGGCAGGGAGGTTCATCACGGCTTCGCAGAAAGCTGGCCGGGGGTAGCAATCGAGATCGGCCAGAACTTGTGTCACCAGGTCTCCAGAACCAGGTGCGGCATGCCACGGATGAAATCGCTTGCGGTTGAGTAATGATTCTGGTTTTGTCCAGAATCGTCGTCCATCGCTGGCCATTGGCGTAGGCCAGAACGAATACCCGTTTCCGTAAGTGGGGTAGACCAAATTGGCTTGCCGAAAGCACGCCCCATTGAGCATGATACCCGCTGCTGGCCAAGTCCCGGAGAACTCCTCCAAAGAGTTTCCCGTGATCAGCTCCAAGCAAAGCTGGCACGTTCTCCAAGAGGACGAATCCCGGTCGAAACTCGCGAATGATTCTGTCAAATTCAGGCCAGAGCCAGCGTTCATCATCTGCCCCTTTCCTTTGCCCTGCTTGGCTGACCGGCTGACAGGGGAATCCACCGCAGAGCATATCCGGCCTATGCTTGGTGGACTTGGATGTGAAGTCTCGCACGTCACTAAATCTCTTCACGCGTGGCCAGTGTCGCGCGAGAACGAGTTGACAATAGGCATCGGATTCTACCTGAAACAGGGGCTTGAGGCCACACCGGACTAGCCCAAGATCGATAGCCCCAATGCCTGAAAAGAGAGAACCGAACGTCACCAGTTTTTCACCTCCGCCATCGTCTTTGTCAGCGCTCGCCAGAGCGGGACACGAACGCCATCAATGCTTTGGCGAGCAGCATGATACAGGTTGTGCAGGTCTTTTTGCATTTCGGGGGCGGGCTGTCCATCCCTTCCGCAAACCTCACCCCAAACCAGGATGTACACATTGTCCTTTTCAGCGAACACAAGCAAGTTCTTTTCGTTGGCCAGGCACACCCAGGGGACGGGCTCTTCATCAAGATACTTGATTCTCGGACGAGCCATAAGGAAGCCATCTTCCTTGAATACGACTTGTGTGTAATTGGTTATCTCGTCAAGAGTCGTCTTCGGAGCAATCACCCAAAGCAGATCGTGTTCCCTGGTCATCTTGAACAGCGACTTGGCAATATGGTGTTCTTGGACTTGTATCTCTGCGGGGTAATCTTGTGATGTTGGGATTCTCATTTTGACCACCTTCCATCAAAAACAGGTTGCAGTTTCCAGCTGCCTTTTTCTTTGGTCTTGAGCTGGCTATGGTCGTAGGTCAACTCACACCCCTTAAAGCCAAAGATTAAAGCCAGGCCGGTCAAAAGCATAACCATAGCCAGCGGTGTTGGTGTTTGAAATTTGAACATGGTGTTCCCCCTGTAAGAAAATTTGTACTCCCCAAATGCAGGGGAGTTGGTTAGAATGTTTGGGTCTGAAGCTTTGATGACTGCCTAGGAACCGCCACGCTCTCGCAAGGCTCGCATGATTGACAAGGCTCGCTGGCCGTGGTCGGTTTCTAGAAAGTCTGCGAACGCTTCGCTTTGAGGCTCCCCTATTCGCATGTAGTACGCGATGTCGTCCCGATGTTCGCCATACTCTTCCATTAACGCAAAGTAGAGGTCGGACAGTGGGGCGTTGTGGATGTCAAGATTGTATTGCTCCACAGTCTTGCAAAGGTTATTCAGGCTCTTTTGGAAAGCGAATAACTGAGGTAGATTCATGCAGGTCTCTACTGCTAGTTTTCTGTTGGCTTTAAGAACAAAGGTTGCTCCTGCGTACAGACCGAGTTTGTGGTCTTTGATCAGCTCTAATTCCAAAGACACGTCCCCTTTCATTTCGATCATTTTTTTCTCGCTTTCTCATCATCGGTAAAGGTCTTGTGGAACATGGCCAGGATGCCGTAGACCACGGCGTTGACCGTTGACCTATCTTCTACCCGGACGCCATCGCGGACAAAGTAGGTCGGTACGTGATACCAGTGGACGCACGGGTAACGAAACCGCCAGCTCAAGGGAGTATGTAGCGCCGACTTGACCGCTAGGTCGGACATTTCTGGTGGGTGGTTTATGATGTCATCGAACGTCCCTTCGATGACCACCGCACCACCATAAGGCAATTGGTCAAAATTGGCCACGGTCTTTTTAAGCCGTTCGCGGCCACCAGCGAGAGAACCGTACAAGTCCTCCAGACTCTTTCTCTCAATTCGGAACTGGTCGAAGTAGCCCGCCAGTGCGTAGTCTCCCCGGAAGTCCCCGAAGTGCTTTGTTGTGGTCGGCACAAGGAGCGGATAGTCTTCACCCTGGACTCGCTGAGTCAGCCCTTGGAAATCGAGCGGTCTCTTCTCGTCCGAATCGATCAGAATATGCAGGTGCGAGACGTAGGAGTTTGGCATCGGCTTAGTGCGTGGCTTGGACGTCCGCTTCATGCCTGGTGTTTTCTTAAAGTTCATAGCCCACCTCTCCTTTCAGTTTCTCGACTAGCAGCGTCTTACGGTTGTCGTTGCTCGTGCGGATCATGGCCGCATGGGCTTCGGACAGTGGCCCGATTGTGATGAGTGCTTTCTTGCCGCGGCTGAAGCCTGTGTAGAGGGCTTTTTTGTCCAGGGTGAACCTGGCCTTGGGGTCAAGAAATAGTACCACTACTGGACTTTCCGAGCCTTGGAACTTGTGGACAGTAACAGCCCACCCCAAGGAGAACAGGCTGTCCGCACCCTTTTCCCCGTAGTTAGACACTTTGTAAAGCGTCCCATCGAATTCAAAGATCGTGTGTTTGTCGTTGACCGCCCGGACGTATCCAATCTGTCCGTTTGCCAGTCGAGACTTATCCTTGTACTCGACATAGTTGTCCGGGTCGGTCACTTCCCCGTCACGGTACGCACAGACCGTGTAGTCCCCATTCCGCAAGCAGATGGCCTTGTCGTCCACCTTGTACCCAACCGTCTTGGCCAAGTGCGGATTGTTGCCGTTCAGCCGCTCCTGTAACAGGTTGTTTAGTGCCTCACGGGGAAACTCCCCGTTTTTGTTTTGCGACGTGATGAATTGCATGTCTTCGACCGGATCAAACCCAGCAGACTCACACCAGTAGAGTACCTGGTTGATGGCCTCTGGGATTTGATTCTGTCGTTGGATTTCAATGTGTGCGTAGTTCGCCTCCTCGTGCAGCTCATTCACTGACACCGGCGAAAGCGGTTTGGTCTCGCTGATCAGTCGGCACGATTCCACGATTGCACCGGAGTTGCGGCGAACCTCGGTGAGCTGGCCGAGCGGGATTCGTTCTGACCGTATCATGTCCCGGAACGGATGGCCGTTACCCACTGGTGGTAGCTGCTGATCATCACCGACAAACAGCAGGTGAGCTGATGGCCGGACGGCATTGAGCAGGTGAGCCATGAGCTGAGACTCGACCATTGAGGTCTCATCTACGATGATCAGCTCCGCACTGAGTGGATTTTCATTGTCGTGAGCAAACCGGATGGCGGGATTCAAACCGACGCGTTCATACATATACCGCATGGACGAATGAATCGTTTTTGCAATCGGACTGCAACCAATCTCTTTGAGGGCTTCGTTAAGCCTTTGAGCCGCTCGTCCGGTCGGACTGCACACCATCACCTCCATTCCTTGGTGGACAGCGGTTTGGATCAGCCGAGCCGTACAGAACGTCTTGCCTGTACCTGGCGTGCCAGTGAGTATCCCGACGCGTCCGGACATAGCCTCTTCTAGTGTGACCTCCTGGTGTTTGGACAGCCCGCCAATGTCCGCTGGGTTTGGCCAGTAAGTGTCCTCTTGGCAAGACAACATCGTGTTGATTTTTTCCGCAATCAAGGATTCGTATTTAGCCGCACTGTATTCGGCCACCAGTGGCTGATCGTTGTGCATGATCGTCGCAAAGATGTTGTGTTTCATGCCGTATTGGTACAAGTCTTTCGCTGGGACGGAATCCGTGGTCTGGTATAGGCCAGCTTCCTTAAATGCCTTGGTCACTTGGCCAGCGGGTAGCCAGACCGAGCCGTGAGACTTCGACCGCAAGTGATACCAACCGGCTAGTGCCAACCTGGTTTTGTCTTTGCGATTGAGCTTGAGGGATTTGTGAAGCGAGTCGCACGTCTTGTAACCTGCCCCCTGGATTGCCTCAATCATCAGGACGAAGGGATTCTCTCGCACGCGGGCGGCTGCGGCAGACCCCCAAGCCTCATGGCATAGCCTGGCAGTGTCCTTGCGGAATCCGTGGCCATCGAGCATCCCGGTCAGGTCGAGCATCGAGTCCGTGTATTCTTCGTTCAGCCTGAGCTGCTTGGACGTGGCCTCAGCTACTTTTCGCGTGGCCTGGCCGTCTCGAATTACTTTCTCTGGGTCGTTCTTGAGTAGCTCGATAGCTTCGCGTCCCCCGTAGTGGCTGACCAGTCGGGACGCGGTCTTAGCTCCCAAGCCCTCGAATCGTTGCAGGTAGACCGCTGCCCCCGCGTCGGTATCACTACCGAGACTCATTGCGTGGAACCGGAAATGGAGTTGCTCACCATAGCCTGGCGTGTTTTCTTTTCGGCCAAAGAATTCGTAGGGTACTCCCATTTGGAACTCATTGTCCCGGCTGCGAGGGTTGTAGTAGACTGGCCCCCGGACGATGTACTCCTGGCCAGTCACTTTGGTGATGGCGATGATTGAGAACGGATTCTCCACACACTCGTTTGTGTAGATCACCTTCTGCGGTGAACCGACCACGGACTCTAGGGTTTCGATTACTTTCATGGATACCTCCTGAGAATAAAAAAGAAGGGGAACCAACGTTGGCTCCCCTTGGGCTAGGTTAGAACGAGTTATTCAAACGGGTTCGTGGGAACCGGCTTGGACGCGATTTTGTATTTGTCTTTGTACTGCTTCGCTTCTTTGCTCATCGGTTTCGCTTTGGGAGCGGACGACGGGTCAAGCAAGAACGCATGGTGAGCTTTGATGGTCTGGAAATCGTTGTTGGTAATGAGTTCGACAATCACGTCTTTGCCGACGCACTTGTTAAAATCGACGTCGAAATTTTCGTCATCAATTTCGACGTAGCAACCGAGCTGCATCGAAAAGGTTGCGATACGCTTGAGAGCCTGCATTTTCGCTTTGGAGTTTTCCGGCGAGGCCATGTAGAATTTGACCTCCAGACCTTGATCGTCGTCGTGATCGCCACGGATTTCCATGACTAGTACGAATGTACCTTTGTCATTGATGGAGTGTTCACGGATGGTAGCCCAATGCCAACCATCAGAGGCACGCTCAAAACCGTGTTGGTTCTTACCCATCGATTCGGGGTTCATGTCATTGAGTTTGGAAAATGTCATTGTTATTCGCTTTCATTGAGTTTTTTGTGAATTTTCATTATCTTTTCGATTTCATTTTCGTCCGTGACCATCACGAACGGATAGCCCAAAAATTCCCGACAGACTTCGTCCAGCTCTGCCAGGGGAGTCGCACCGACCAGGGCTATTAGTCTGTACGGCTTTACGAATTTCCCAGGGCGTTTTTCTTTTCTTCGATGGCCTTGATAATGGCTTCGGCTTGCTGCGGAGTCATCGAGTTGACGTCCCCTACTTCATGCTCAGAACACAAGTCTGTGAAAAACTTGTTGCGGTCAAATTCGTTGAGTCCGCACGTGTCCCGGAAATTGATCCAAGTCGCTTTGACGCGGTCAAGGTGATTGGTCGGCACTTCCTGGGGTGGGCTTGCTGGCGTTTCCGTGGGCTTCGGGCTTGGTGTTGATGGGGTGGCCTGGCCATTGGTGCTAGGCGATACGCTCACTTCGATGTTGTCCGCTTCGGTGTACACCGGCGTTCCGATCAAATCGGGCATGTAGACGTTCACGGCTTCGGTCACAGCTCGTGCGTAGAGCATCGTTTCGGGGTATTTTTTCCAGTTGTCCTTTCCTGCTAGGCCAGCTCGTGAGGCTCTGTCCATGTCCCACACGACGCTAGCGATTTTCGTTTCGTTCTTGTAAATGTCGATTTGGCATTGGTTTCCCGTCCGGATCACCTCATCAATCTGGTACTTGGTGCTGCGTTCGATCATCGTGGCCAACAGCACGTAATGGATTTGGTACGAGCCGCTGAACACGTGGATCTTGCCAGCACACATGATCGGGTCAAGCCCAAGGGCATACCCGATCATCATGGACGTGTACACCTGGTGGGCGTTCTTGCCGAACATGTTCGACTTGCCGAACTGCTCGGACACTAGCAAGAGGCTTTCATGGATTTGCCTGTCGATGCTGATGCTGGGCTGTCTTGCCCACTTTTCCATCTGGTGGGATGGTACGGTTGCGATTTCTGACATTCTTCCTCCATTTTGGTAATGAGTCCGTCCAGAGTAAGACAGGACTCTCGTAACGGTGAAAAGTCTTCAATTATCTTCGTCGCAATGACCAAGGTTTCTTGAAGATGGTTTTCTCTCGGCGATGCTGTTATGCGTCCGAGAAGGAAACAAGCCAAGCCTATCACACCAGACGTGGCCGCAACAGCTAAGTAAAAATCCATTTTCACTCCTGAGAAAAGACTCTCCCCCCAAGGTACTACCTTCTTCATCGCTAGTTAAAGACGGGCTGGGAGGAGAGATTAGGCACGGTCGGAATTGAACCGACAGAAATGGAGCGAATACGACTTCCCAGATCGACAGTCAAACCACTTCCACCACCGCCGAGGTCGCGCCTATGGATTACTGTACCCCAGCAAGAGCTTCAACATACGTCTTCGCGAACGATTTGGGTACAGAGCCATTGCTATTGGGCTTGAGACGATGTTCCTTGCTAGACTCGATGTGTGTCAATAGCCAGCCAAATTTGCTTCGGGGGCGGCCACGGCATCCAAAAAAATCTCCTCGTTTTCGTTCGCACAGATAGCCGAGGTACTCGAACCGAGTGGGTGTTTCGGGAATTGGCTTGGTCTTGCTGTCTTGCAGCTCGGCGATTTCTCGTTTGAGTGCCGCGATATTTTCCAGAAGGGAGATTTGAAAACCGACAGTCTTGTCATTGAATTCCGATGAGTCCAGGGACTCCACCAGAATTTCTTTGAGCCGGTCAATGTCTTTTTGGAGAGATTTGATACTCACTAGTGTCTCCTTTGGGGTGAAGGGAAAAATCCCCTGGCCATCCTATGCAGATGTCCGCTCGGCTAGAACGAAAATCGACCAGGGGGTGCCCGCCACCAACGAAGTGACGGGCGAAAGGAGTCTTAGTAAAGTGTACCGTTGACGTGTTGAGGTTCGATGCGGTTGACTGGCTTGGATTTGCTTTCAATCATCTTCACAGACTCTTTGAAACTCCTTGAAGCGATTTCTTCGGTCATGGTGTCGGGGTCGGATGCAACCACGATTTCGACGACTTTACGTTCGAGCGTCTTCAGTTGGTTGCTGACCATTTTTACCATCGCTTTGTTGTCCAGTGCTTTCGCTTGGTCGTAGGTCGGCTTGAGTGTCAGATACAGATCCATCGTTGTTTGGAGAAAGACTTGTTGTTGGGTGAACCGTTGAGTCATCACGGCCAGGCTATTTATTTGTCGTGTGCCTTCCGCGAAGTTTTGGAGTTGTTCGGCCACAGCGTCTTTGAGTGCGTTAACTACAATGGCGCTGGTGGCTGCGACGTCGAGTTGTTGTTGTTGATTGAGTTGTGTCATGTGATAGCCTCCTGAAAATTCTTGGTTACTGAAAATACGGTTGTGGGCTTGGGTTGTCGCTGGGGCGAGCTGTCTCTCATGCGTCCGTCCTGTCCTCCTGGTTAAAGACGTGTGCCAGAGCGAAGATTCTTTCCCCTAACCACAATCCCTTGTGTCCCTGACACACACGCGTCTCTGTACGTAGAAGAGTATAAGTCCATCATCGGACATTGTCAACACGTATTGCCAGAAAAAAGATGAAAAATCTTTGTGGCTTTTCTCCCTGGTGTGTGGTAGATTGATGGTGTCACTTATATAGGAGGTCGCAATGGCCAAGACCAAAAAGCCGAGATTGCCTGAAAAGAAAAATGTCAAACTCCCAGCCCTCCTGGTCAACAAAATCAACACGATTGCCAAGGGAACCGGGACGACCGCGGCGATCGTGACTGGGAAAC